CTATCCTACATAGTTTTTTCCGCCATAATATGCAGCAATCCAACCACTTGGAATCTTAATCCAGATGTCACTACCGACCTTGCGGACGTCCTTGCAGGTTACACGAGTACCTTTCTTGAGTGTGCCGTTGCTGTAAGCATGTCCCCTGGCATTGACTGTCAGTTGCTTGCGTGACTTGGTCGCATATCCTGTTCCCGGACCGGTACGTACTCTAAGGTGATCAGCCAGTAAAGTGTATACTGTTCCTGCTCGGTAAGATGGTCCACTTGGAGCCGGTGTTGGTGTTGGTGCTGGAGTTGTAGTCGGCGCTGATGCAGTTGCAGTTGCTCCGGCGATTTCCGTGAACGGGAAATTCGTGCCCGGGCAATTGGTAGAGCATACATCTCTGTGAGCCTGGACCTTACTGAATCCATACTTGCCTTTCAGGTAGCCTAACAACTCTCGGCCGGCGTTGATCTGTGCCTGTGGCATGGTCTCCGTCATGTAAGACCCCTCAAAGCAGATTCCGATACTGTCTGAATTGCTACCCTTTGCATGGGAACCGACTGCGTTTTCTGGCCGGAGTCTGTAGATGGTTCCATCCTTGCGGACCAGAAAATGATAACCAGCACCGGACCATCCATTCTGTTTGTGCCAGCGGTGGATATCCTCTGCAGTACACTTAGAAGCTTCCGCATGATGCAGAATTGCTCTCTTGGTTGATTTACGTGTGGATAATGCTCCGAATTTAAGATTTGTTTCGATAATGTTCATACTCTTCTCCTTCCTGTGCGACATCGCACATAAATAATAAGAGGACGATTACTCGCCCTCTACTTACACTGCTGTTTATACAACTGATTTACTCCGGTCGCTGCCAACCCACTCGCCATTCCGACCGCAATTGCATTAATCACATCTCCGGCCGGAAAATCCGGCATTGTGTAGAGTCCGGCAACGCCCAGAGCTCCGCCACATACAGCCATGATGACCGGAATCCATTTGTCCGGAATTTTCTCATAAGCCTTACAGCCAAGTCCAATCACATAGCAGATTGCTACGATTCCAACTACTGTTCCTAATGTTGTAATATCCATATCATCTAATCCTCCTGATCATGCGCTTGCTTATTTATATGCTTCTCAATCTTGTCTATTGCCTCAGTTACTGGACCATTGCACCCCTGCTCCTTAAGTCCTTTCAAGCAAGCGAGAATTCCATAAGTCAGCAAGCATTGTTCTGACTTTACTCTTTCAATTTCTATGTCCTGCTGATTTTGCTTTAAGTACCACTTGTACACCGCAAAAATAGCAGAAAAAATAACCACTACGGCTGTCAAAAGACTTCCGGCCATAATGATTGTGTTTACGTCTACATACACTCTATGTACCTCGATTCTTAATTTTGCGTAAAATAAAAAGACCTCTAGGGTCTTGCACGTATTTCCATATGATCACCTCTACTCTCCCAGTATCAACGCCAGCTTCTTGGCTCTAAGGCCGTCTCCTCCACCGGCACTTACTTCCATATAGCATTCTGCATCATTCTCCACGATGGTTGTTCCTGCATAAGTTACAAGATTCTTATATGCCTGGATTTCTTCTGGTGTGAGGTCGCGCTCGATCGGCTCTGCACGAACATATAATACGTGTGTATCCGTCTGCTCAACAATCTTTTTGAAAGATTCTATTGCCTTTTTGTTATCCGATGCATCATCTAAATCACTTGTATACAATGAAATTGTAATATAACTATTATTTACATTTGCACTGCAACCAACTTTTCTCCCTCCCCAGGCGTCAGTATGATGCCGGCATATAGTAGCTAATGCTTTTGTATTTCCTACATGCGCATATTTCTTTACGTATGCAAAAAATCCAGTACTATTACTGGCATTAACATTCACTCCCCAGGTATTCCATTCGAGGCTGATATCTTTTAGCGGTAAGTCACATATATTCTGCACATACTTTTCTCGCTTCAAATCCACATAGTCCGCTATCCACTGCTGACCATTGGCATCGGTGTAGTTTCCATCTGTGTCTACTGGAATAGCTGGAAGTCCGGTTGGGGTGCTGATGGAGAGGGATCGTGGCGTCTCTTCCTTTTTGTAGATACGTGGATAGATTGTAGCGTTTACAGTATCGCCTTGTAATATCGGAAAGTACCAGTATTTAGGCACATCATTTTGCAGTATCTTAAATTTTTTACCAGAAATCCATGTACGCTTTCCATTTCGTTCTACCACTACAGCTTGTTTCACTGTTGTTCTATCAGTATAGTAATCTCCTGGCTCTAATTCTATCGGGAAAACCGGGCTATCTGTATTTGTGGTTGCCGTTCCAGTAACCTTAATTCCACCAGGTTTGACATACTCAAATGTTACTCCGTTTTGGAATTTGGTTCTGAACGGAGTAACATGCAACCAATTTTTTCCACACACCTCTACATTAACCTTATCTCCATAGAGCTTCGGTACACCGTCTGTATACGGTTCGTATGGGAGAGCGGTGTTTCCAAAATTCAGCATCAAGTCTGATACTATGAATTTGCCACCTCTTGACCAGTCAAATCTTATTTTTGAGCATTTTGCACTAAGCTCTTTTTCAGCCTTATCTGCCCATAGCGTACCAACAATATTACTTTCCGAGTCCATTAAATTAATTCTGACACCAGCCTGTTCCAGATTGAAAAATTGAGAAACGCTCAACGTTGCGTATACATCCTCTTTAGAAAATTGAAACGGAACTCCATAAAGCAAATTTCCAGACATTTTCACAATATTAACTGTATAAGATGTTCCATTTTTTTTATATTCAATGCCGTCAACATTCAGCCTGGTATCCATATCGTATAACTGTGCTCCAGTGCTCCACTTCATGCCAGCGCTTACAATCTCCTGCGGATAATCTGGCGATGGACTTGGTTGTCCGCCAGTGTAAGGCTCCCACGGGAGCGGAGATGTGCCCGTGTTAAGCATAGGCTGAACGGTTATATTTATCGTTTTTCCACCGTATACACGTAACAAAAGATATAGTATCTTATTATCTCCTATTGTTTCTGTCTTGCTTGCCCCATTATCAAGTATATTGAAATATGGTAATCCTTCTGTCGTACTCAATGTGCATCTCATAAGAGTATTATTAATATTAACTCCCATCGAAAGCGTGTATGTTCCAGCCAAAAGCTCAAATGTCGGTGTCATAAAATCCACCGTCTTTTCCGCTGTCCCACTGATGTGTATTTTTCCATGCTCCATGTATTCTACAGTTATACCGTTTTTCTCTTCTATACTTGGAGTTATGGTTGGGAATAGCTGCGCTCCTGTGGTACGCTCCTGCTTACTCCATCCGTATAGCTTAAGGTCTTTCAACGACTTTCCTTCAACGGTATCCGTCAACACTACTGGATTTCCTGAGGCGGATTTCTCCGCCCCGTTTTTAGCCAGTACCTTGTATAGCAATACCTTGTCCATTACACCCACGCTCCCCATTGTCCATTGTTCCCCATGATGCACATATCTAATGCCGGTGTATAGCAGATACTACCAGGAGTAATACTTCCGGCTCCGGTAAGCCCCGGAACATCTGCTATAAGCGTCGGAAGCGTATCTTCCTTGCTGTCCGCCAGAAGTTCCAAGCACATGCCTACGCCTGAGTACGTGCGCTTAATATCAATCAGTTTTACTGCCATGTAATATCTCTCCTTTCTTATCTTAGAAATTATATTGGTCTACATCAACTTCGTCCGACCACAGGCTGAATGTCTCATCCACACCGTAAGCTTTCACCTTAACAGTTGCACCGTCCATTCCGTCATCAAGAAATTCATCCGCATAATTCGACTTAACAAGAACTGCGTATGACGTTTTGTACGTCTTTTGTGTTCCATCACTTTTTGTGACCTCAACTTCATAGCTTGTTGCATTATCTACTTTATTCCAACTTGCACTCAAGCATCTATATGTTCCATATCTGGTTGTCTTCTGGATATATGTTACATTATTGATTACAGGCTTGCTCAATACATTCTTTTCAATAAACTTCTTTGCCGCAGCATCAATTCCGGCTTGCAGTTTATCGTCAATCTTAACTTCGATTTCCGGTATATCAATGTGTGGTGGTTTGAGTGGTGGCGTACATGCCATTGTCGGCACTGCACAGGCAAGTGTTAATACTGCCATTAATACAACTGCTATTAATTTTTTCATTTTTCTCATAATTTTCCTCCTATTCTATTGCTATCCAGGTATATTCCGCGCCCTGCATTAGTTTTGTTATTGCCGTATTATCTTTTGGTGTATACGAAACCGTTCCGCCTTCGACAGCAATTGTCCCCGAACTATATCCAACAGTCTTAAAGTACTGGCTATAACTTACACCGACAACTGTTGTAGTTCCATCTGCATATGCCGCACTTATCACTCCACTTGTCGAGGCGCTTTTGTGGCAAAATAACACAAAAGTGCTAACATTATCAAGTCCCGTATCTATCGTAACTGGATCTGCGCCTGCACCCGTAACAGTCCCTTGTGCTGTCTTGCTTCCACCAGAACTGCCCCCTGCGAAACTTCCGGCAACTCCGAAAATGGATACACCGTTTTTAATATTTTCCGCTAACAGATTTGCATCACCTTTGATTGTCTGCGTACCTGACAGATACTTTCCAGACGCTATGGTCTTATCTGATGCGCCTGGTGTTATTGTTTGTGCAGCCTGGCTCTGAATGGAACCTGTTACTTTTCCATTGTTTGTATAACCAACAATTCCCGATAGCATCTTACCTGCTGTAACATCGGCATCTGAACCAGATATACGGATATAATACTTATTATCTTGGACACCTTTTAATGGATATGCGTCCTCTGTGTCTGATGATACATATCCAAGCAGATTGTCACCTTTCACCGTATCTGGCATATCCTTGATTGTCATAACCGTATACGGATTGATAACCGAGTACCTACCCTTTCTCAGAATTTTCTTCGCTTTCCTGCCCACCGAATCTTCCGGTAGATAATATGTGTCACCACTTGTTGTCCCTTTATTCAATTCAAAATATCCGTCATTCGTTATAGTCCAACCAACATATGTTGTGCTATCATAACCATCTGGAAAGGATGTACTTGTCAAACTTTTTGTTGTATAATTCCACTCTTCTTTTGTATCGTAAATTGCCCATACATAAGCACCAGTTCCGATGCCTGCCTGGCACTGATGTGTTCCAATAACCTCTTCGCCCGCAGCGTTATACCCTATGATTCCTTTCAACATCTTATCTGGAGCTACCGTAGAGCCCGATAGGTCTATGACCGTCTTTGAGCCATACATTACCTTGTTGATTCCCACTTTTTCACCTCCTATCCGATATTGACAGTTGTTCCGCCGGATTCTCCGTCGGACTCTACATATGGGATTTCCCGGACCGTTACACTGGACAGGCAATCATAACCTTCATCCGGTGTGACTACTTGTTCTGCAACTCTTGGCGTCACCGTCTTAGCTTGCGCTTTCATAGTTCCAGACGCCCCCGAGCTTTCACCGAAATACATAGCCATATAATTGATTTTAATAGAGCCAGCTTTCGCGCCAGATGCCAACGTCGCGTACCAGACTCCATTCAGATATGTCGCTCCTTGCACATGCACAGTCTGAACAGAGCCGTCACCATTTACGAATGACACGGTTGTATTGCTGTTTGAACTATCGTCCACGTCAAACAGAGTATTTAGCTCTGCGCTAGTTAGAACCGCTACCGATGTGGCACTATTAGAGGTCTGTACGACTTTCGTTCCCGCCGTCATCCGGTTGATATTCTGCTTCATGTTCTTATATTCTTTGAGCGTCTTGTAGATCGGAAGTTCCTGACAATTTGTAAAATAGTCTTTAGTCAATCCGACATATACATCATCAGACTTGTGCCGAAGAAAATACCTGGCCCTGTCCCCGTTCACATCCCCAAACCACCCGATAGGCGATAGTATCGTTGGCAATTGGTATCCGGTCGAGTAATCCATTCCACCAAATTGTAACTCACCACGTTCCATATCGAGGGTGTAGCCATTTGTCTTGGAATATAATGAAATCAACTGTTCAAGGGTATTAATTACGAACTGCTCATCTTCACTCTGTATGATTCCTGCAGTTACTGTTCCAAGTTTCGCAGTAATGGCACTCAGCGTCTCAACATCAAGATTTTCAATGGAGATGTAATACAGTACCCACTCTTTTCCATCCCATCTTTTAATCGGCTGTTTTGATCCAGTCGTCCATAACTGATTCACCTCTGGATTTTCCGGCGCCGTCTCAGACACAATGATTCCGGAATCTCCATCCTTGCCCGGAGTCCCATCTTTGATAGTTTCAGATTTCGCACCGTTCTTATCTGTTACTGTAATCGTAGTCTCACCTTCTTTCTTATCGATGTCCACGGTCGGGGAATAACCATCCTCTCCCGGCTCTCCGTTAGTTCCACTCTTCGCAACCGAGTAAGCGGTGTTGCTACTGCCGTTCGTATAATAGGTAATTGTTCTAGTCCAGAGATATTTTCCCGACTCTGCAGATACTGGCTCGGAGCTCCATTCTCCTTCTGGTGGTTCTGTCCCGGAATCTCCGACCTGATAACTTACTTCGCTGTGATCCACAGATACAATCTTGCCTTGCAGCTCTTTCATGATGGCATCGACATCCTGCGTCTTCTTGGATTCCATTAATGTATAATTAGCAAGTTTCCCGGTATCTTCTCCGACAACCGTGTAATGATTCTGTACTTCCTGCACTCTGGCAGACAGGTATATTTTTTCTTGATATCTGTTGTCTGCGATCTGAATGGTATCCCCGATATCCGCCTGTAAATCATATAACTCCGCCTCATAGGATACTTTCTTATCATTCCGCTTCTTGAGTTCTGACAGCCCTCTGTTAAATAGTTCTTGTGGAGAATCCGTATCATACTGGAATGCTCCATTGATATATCCGTCAAATTCTCCCTGTCCTACATAATCATAAGCTCGGAATCTGGACCATTTCTGATGTGCCTCTCGGTCGTAGATTCGGATATGACCTTTGGGACTGTAATATCTTCCGTCATCATATTCGATGGAAGAAATGTTTGTAACCTTCCCATCTTCCAGCTCCTTGCCGTAACAGATCAGACAGGTACACAAGTCTTCGATGCTTCCGCTTCTGGTCAAGGCAACTAAGTTGATGTTATCAATAAATGTCTGCTGAACCTTATCCTCGCCAATTGTCTTGTAGATGTTCACGATCTGCTTTGTTACAGTTGCCCCATTCATCTCAATCACAAATTCGCACTCTGCATCAAATGCATTCATGATCATACCGATTCTGGCAAGATGACTATCCGTCTTGCTTTCGTATTTTGTGGCTCTCTTGCGATCTGGAATCTCATTGATACCGATTTCCCAACCTGTATCATGTAAGCATCGATTCATGGTATTTTCTACAGATTCTGCCGACACATTCCAGGCTCCCGCAACCTCATTGATAAGGTCTAGACCAATATCCTCACAATGCACATCTAATTCATCGTCTCCTTCAACTGTCATGATGGTATATAGACGGTCTTTTCCGTATTTATCCTTAAAAGCAATATAATTTCCTTCCGTAATATACTTAACATCTTCATGGGCGGGAAATGTCGTAAAATCATAAGTTCCGATCGCTACATTGTTAGTGAGTGAAATTATCTGACCTTGATTAGACCCACTATCATCAATTTGAAGACTGTCCGGAGTATCTGTAGACGGATTGCACAGTACATGCATGTCACGCCCGATGATAAACCATTCCATCTATAACCACCTCTCTCTATAAGTTACTGTAACTTCTGGTATTTGCGAAAATGTTGATGTTACAATGCCAAGTGTATGTTCTCCTGGAGGAAGAAGTAACGGCCGGCTTCCAATGTCTACGGTATCCCAATCAAGGATCCCGTTAATGTATAGCTTGTTTGAATTTCCATCCAAATAAATCTCATCATCCGGCTGGAAATAATTTGGAATATCGTCGTACTTCTGGACATTGTGTTTTACTACATTGATTGCTCTTAACAGATTATTCCGGATCGTCGGGTTCGTTTTGTATCCGGCACCGTACCAGGTAATCTTTCGCAGCTTCGCGGAAGAATCCTCTGCCTTAAAAGTCTTGCTGATTCCGGCGTAACTGAATTTGACCGTAATGTTCTCTCCGATTTTTTCTACTCGAATGCTAGCGCCATCGCCTTCACGTCCTGTCACGTAGAACTTCGTAGTGTTCTTGGTATCCCAAACGCGCTTCTGACCAATATAGATTGCCATATCTGACCTTTCAAGAGACGCATTGTTGTCTTCAAACACCACAGACACGATGATGTTGTCATCTGCATCCGAGAATGTTACAGAATTGTGTCCGACCTGCTTTCCTGCATCAGATCCAGCCCCAACTGTGTTGAAATCAAAACGCCAGTCACAACGCCAGTTCTCCGGGTATTCGCCGTTTGCGTCCGCCGGCACCGTCTTAGTCAATGCTGCTCCATGCCAGCTGTCGCCAGTCTTATAATTGGAAACTTTCGCGTATCCTTCTGTTCCAGACTCCTTAACATAAGCCACTGTACCCGACTGCAGTCTCTCCGGCGTGACCGGAGGCGTGATTCCCTGGTTAAGCGCCCAGCCACAGTCCCTGTATAAGTGGTCATCAAATAACCGCTCGGATGCCTCATAACTCACACCATCTACCTCTTCTGGATGCCCGATCTGATAGAATCGATCGTCCAGAGTCAGTCCAAGATATCCATTCTCGGACTTCATGAGGGCTGCAACATTGATTGGAACAGATTCTGTTCCATTATTTTTTAGTGTGATTTCCGTGGTCGTTCCATTGTTTGTCGCGGTTGTTTCTGCCAAAGAATACGCCACACCTTCCGGCACGACCCATTCTATAGTTCCTTCCCCGAAATACAACATTTCCTCCAGGTCAAGATCGCCATTTGGAATCGCATAATATACCTTGCTCGGTGTGCTACCAAATATAAGTTCTTTTGGTTCATTTACATTCAGGATACGCTCCAACTCATTATATTTTTCTTCTATATTGCCCTCTATGGAAAACGGCATTGGTATTGTTTTGGACTTGTATGCTGTCGTTTTGTATTTTGCACCTCGCGTACCCGCAGATAGCTCAGTCACCTGTGGGGCCCAGCTTACGCCTTTTCTTGGCGTAAATCCTCTTAGCACATTAATATACTTATTTAATTCACTGCCGTTGAATCTTACAGATAAGCTCATCTTATTCCCGCCTTTCTGCTATTTTCTCTCTGCATCTTATCGTTTTCTTCTTTGATTGGTTTCGCCAATGCCTTCGCTGCAACTCTCTTGTCTAGATACAGGTTAGCCTCGACTGGTCTGTCAGTATACTTTTCTAATAAGGCTGCCACTTTTGACAACATTTGGCAGACATTCTGCGTTTCCGTATTGCTTCCCGCATATCCAGTTCCAGCTCCTGCATATGCAGCAGATTGAACCGCAACAGATCTCGCCTGCAATGACGATACTACATTTTTCAATCCTGCTTGCATCATGTTAATCGGGATGTTCTTTTCAAAACCTATTCCCATTCCAAGAGCCATCATCTTTCCAACCTGATCACGGAATACACGTGACGGGGAATGAATACCCAATGCATTCTTGGCCGCATTCAGTGCGCTTTCCGCTGCACCTTTGGCAGCTTCTACAATTGCTCCTGCGGCACCCTTGAGCCCGTTCGCAATTCCTTTAATGATGTTCATTCCGACGCTGCCCCAATCAACACTTGTTGTAAATGCGTTCTTTACTTGGCTGATAATCGATGGAATCTTACTAATAAGCTGTGGCACTGCCTGTATAAGTCCGGTTCCCAGAATCGTTATAATTTTGATTCCAGCAAGCAAAATTTTCGGCAGATTGGAAATAATTGCCGTTGCTAACTGCCCGATAATCGTCGGTGCCTTATTAATTAGCTGTGGAAGTGCATTCACAACTCCCTGAGCCAGTCCAACCAATAGGTTAATGCCTGCGTCTACCAATTGTCCAACGTTAGATAGTAAGGAACTGACCAACGTCAAAATCATCATGAGCGCTGTTGGAATCAATGTAGGTAATTGCTGCGCAATGCCTGTAATCAGAGTAGATACAATTGCAATACCACCTTGAATAATTGCCGGTAGGTTTGCTGTAATCGCAAGCATGAGGTTATTCAGCATCGTAGCGCCTTGCGCAATCAAATTCGGTAATGCTGCTACAATTCCATTACAGAAATTGGTAATAACCTCCGGTCCCTTAGTCTGCATCATAAGCAGGATCTGGTCTATCTGTGTACCGAACTGGCTGTATAATAAGCCAAGCCCCACGGCTACAAGAGCAACTACCGCTGCTATATTCATAAATCCCAATAACTGAGGAACAAAACTTGCTGCTTTTGATAAGACTGGTGCAAATGCATCTCCTGCTACTCCAAGATAGCCTATGAATTTATTTGCAAATCCGGATATCTTTGGTAATACCGAATTAAGTGCCCCTCCTAGCAATGAACCAAATCCCTTTGCCCCATTCGCTATGGTCGTAAACGTTCCGAATATACTACTTCCAATGGATTTAACAACGCCTGTTATCTTTGGAAATTTTCTGGAAATAGCAGGTCCGATTTTTCCAAATGAAGCTGCAATTCCTTTTGGAATTTCTGAGAAATCATTTACAAGCTTACCAAGGGGGCCAGAACTAACGGAGCTACTTACTTTTCCAAATATCTTAGTTAGACTTGGAGACAAATCTTCAAACGGAAGTAGTATGGCATCCTTAATGTTATGAAATACCTTCGCCCCGGATTGCATACTTGTCCCAAGACTCTTGATTCCTCCCGGAATCTTCTGAAACTTAGCGGTAACTCCACCGCTAACCTCCCCTAATCCGCCGAGGACATCAGAAAATGTTCCGGCACTCTTGCCAATCAGCGAAAAAGCAGGAACTGCACCAATCAGAACTGCGGACATCTTACCGAGGTTTGCAAGTTGTCCGGTATCCATACTGCCGAGCTTATCAGTAATGTTTTCAACTGCATCAGCAAAACCTTTCGCCGCTGGAACGGAATCGCCAATTTTATCAGCAATTGCCCCAACGACTTCAAGTCCGGTTTTTCCCAATCTTGGGACTATCTCACCAAGATTCTTGAGAATATTCTGAGTTGCTGTTCCAAATGTTTCTACAAGCTCCTGACTTGTTATTACTCCGCCTTGGAAATTCTCCCATGCTGCCTTAGCAGAATTAACAGATCCTTCAATAGTTTCTCCAGCCTCTTCTGCTGACGTGCCTGTAATTCCAAGATTCTGCTGAATTACATGAATTGCCTGGATCATCTGGTCAAATGTGACATTGTCCAGATCACTTATCTTCTCGTTGAGGATTCCAGAATCATTAATCAATCGAATCATTTCCGATTGAGTACCGCCATAACCTAGCTTTAGGTTGTCGAGCATCGTATAATTCTGCTTAGCGAAGCCTTGATAGGCGTTCTGGATATCTTGCATGTTGGTACCCATCTTATTGGCATTATCCGCCATATCGATGAGCGCCATATCTGCAATCTCTGCTGCTTTAGCCGTATCCCCACCAAGTCCCTGCAGCAAGGATGCAGAAAAGCTCGTGACTGTAGACATGTAATCATTTGCAGATATCTGCGCTGTTTTATATGCACGGTTAGCATTCTTGATTACGGTGTCCGCACTATCCTTGAACAGTGTTTCGACACCGCCTACCTGTTGCTCCATATTCGCAACAACACCAAGTGAAGACTTAATGATTACGCCGGCAGCGGTTCCTACAGCTGCCACAGCTCCAGTCATTGCCTTAGACACTATGGATAGTCCGCTTTTTCCGAGAGCGCTTAGTTTGCTAACGCCCTCATTAAAACCTTTTTCATTTATCTTGGTATCAAAATTCAAATATCCGTCTGCCATACTATCATCCTTTCTGATAGCACGGCTCAACGGCTCACATGTGCTTTTAAATCTTAATATTTATTTCTCTTTTACATTCCCGACAGTTTAGATACACTCCACTACATTTGGCTGTATCCTCGTAAATCAATAACTTCTTACCACAATAAGGACATCTGTACCATTTTCGTTCTGTCGGGATCTTAATCATATGTTTCATCACGCGAACATATCTCCAATCTCATAATCTGTCATTTTCCTGCGCTTCTTTTTCTTGAGAGCGACTGCCTCTTGAATCTTTTTCACTCTCTTGCGCTCGTCCTTATCTTTAATATCCCGGAGGTCTGTGTTCCGATACAAAATGCGCTGTTTGATTTCTGTATTGTCTGGGAGTCCGATGAACAGCGTTTGAAACTCCCACCAATGCATATACGGAACAGACTGCAGGTCGATTCCGTACGCTTCGCGAAATGCACTGTAAATCCAAACCATATCCTCGTCAAAAGAATACACTTGTTTTGGTGGGAGCATTGGCTCATCGGATTCTTCGCCATCCTGCCTCATTGCAAGAAAATCTCCCAGAGCCTCAATTGCCTCTTCCAAATCGTCCGGAATTTCATCTATATACCACTGCAATAATAGCCGGCACTTAATTTGCCACGGAACGTCCTCGTCTTCCACCAACTTCGTGAATCGTATCCATTCCCGGAAATCTGTCTCGACCTCATAGTCTTTCCCGTTTACGCATACCGTATCGGGGAACTTATCAATCAGAATGTTCATAGCATGCTACCTATTACCATTAGGATAATAACTAACATTTCCTTTATTGTGCTTCTTTCCATGCTGTTTATTGTAATTACGGTTCTGCTGCCTGTTCCCATGCTGCTGAACCATATAATCACTATATTTCTCATTCAGTTTAAGCGCCTCATCATTTTCGAACTTAAGAAGTGCATCTGTGGCATCGAGACATGAATTAAGGCTGGTTCTACCCTGGAACATCTCCTCGTGTGCTCCCTCTCCGATCACCCGGTCGAAAAAGTTAAAATAACACTGACACTGCGCGCGAATAATATCCGCTGTCTTTCCGGTTTTCGGTACTTGTGCTGCTTCATCAGCCATTAATTTCTTTGCTTCGTCCAGATTTTCTAAAAAATCAACATCTGTAAAATCCATCTCAACTTCGAGATTTCCGTATTTAAAAAGGCTCATCGGCTCACTCTCCTATCTTTACTCTGCTGTAAATGTACATGTCTGCCAGTTGTCTGTCGTTGTGGCGGTACCCTTAACCTGTTCTCCATTAGCTTTCAGGCTACCCTTGTAGATCAAGGCATCGGTTCCATCTCCGGAAGAATCCGGAACAACACTCCAGTCACGTTTTCTGGCAACGCATGTATTTGGAGAGTCGGCTTTAACATCAAAAAGATCCACGCTCACAACAGTTACCTGTGCATCAGAACCAAGAAGCTCATCATCTGCAATCTCGGCAATTTTTGCCTGTACTGGATCGTTCGTGTAACGGTCAAATTCATACTCAACCGCCGGTGCATATCCGACCACATCTGTTCTCTCGCTTTCCTCATCCACATAATGACGGCTATACTCTGAAGAGTTTTTGCTCTCTGACATACTTGTAAATCCTGTCATGCGAGTAAATGTCTTGCCATCTCCGGTCGCGTCCATAAACGCAACTTTTCTATGTCTTCCGACTAATTTCTTTTTTGTATCTGCTCCTGACATTTTGTACCTCCTACTTATAAATCAATCTGCAAATCATCTGATACCGCCCCAGATCTTCCTCTGTGCTAAATAAATAGCCGGACTGCAACACGTCTACCCGTATAGCATCGTGACCGTCCAGCTCCGGGAGGATATCGTCTAAATTGTTCTGTTCTGTCCATTCCGCAAAATCCTGATAAAAACCACTGTTGGCAATGCCTGTTCTGGCGTCACCATCATAAGCTTCTTTCGAAGTGAATGCGAACTGGAATTGTTTCAGGCAGCTCCCATCTACATATCTTTTATATATAGGATCTGCCCCAATTGGGTCTATAGAATATTCCATTCCATTGCCAAGATAATCAATATTAATTTTCCGGTCATCGATATCCGGGTACGTCATAACATAATCCCGGATACTCTGGATAATCGGTTTCTTACCGTCCTGCAATCTGCTCTGCTCCTTTCAGAATAGCCTCCTTGTTGCTTGCCTTCATCTTTTCGAACCATCTCGCTTTAGACTTATGCTCGTAATACTTCCGGCGGGCGTAAGGTGTCAAGTACTCAATGGATCCAGAACCTATCACAGTTCCAAGTGTTGCTGACTTAATCATCATGCCGGTCCGTCTTGGCGTAAGCGGATTCATGTATCTCAAGCATTCGGAATCGACAAACTCCTGAGCTTTCGAAAAATTCTCTGCTTTTGTCCGGGCAAATGACGGGTTCCATTCAAACCTCGCTTGGACAGAACCGTTCGCCGTTACCTCTGTGAATACGCTTCCTCTCGGAGTCGTAATGCTGAAATTTTTCTTTGATGCCATTCCTTAAGCACCTCCAATTCTCCAGTGCGGAAGTCCCCCGAACCGGTTGTCTGACCAGGACAACACCTTACAGTGTCTCAGTCGTACATCTTTTAGATCTGCCGGCTTCTCAATCTCCTTAATACATTCTTCCAGGACAATATGATCATCAATCTGAATCGTCCAGTAATTCCCCGGATTATCTTTCTTCACAAATTCCTCTGGTGGAAGATACTGATCTGCATTCTCCACATCTGTAGGAATACGAATCTTGTACACTTCCGCGCTGTTAAGTCCGGAATCTCCAACAGATGCCTTGTGATTCACGTACACATGTACATCTCTAATCACTGTTCTGTGCCAGGCGTCACATGTGTTCTTTTTTCCGGGAATTCGGTTATAGATTGTAATCGTTGCATTCGTCAGCATGACAACACCCTACCCTTCTTGATAACCACCCGGTCGGAAGCAAATATGTAGATGCAGCTTCATACGCTTTCTTTCTGATCAGCTCTTCCATTGTCTGACCGTCAATCTGTTCTACCGCATATGATACACTGTATCCATCGTTATTCTCGGACTTGACCGTACCTGCTTCCTGCTTCTTTTTACAGGAATAATACACGTCAGCCACAGCGCACACTGCATCTTTTACCACAGTATTTTCAACTGCAAAAATATCTCCTCTGACATAAGTCAGTTTCCTGATATAAGCTTCAGCCCTGCGCTCAGCAGATGGATATTCCCTTTCAGGAATATCCCCGCCATAGTGATCCGCATAATATGAATAATCTGCGTACATTTACTCCTACTCCCCTGCTTTCAGAATTGAGAACGGACATCTTTTGGTTTTATCTTTTGCAAGTGCATTGATTGGGTTTGGAATCTCCCAGCCAAGACGCATTACTGCACGAAGTGCAACCATGTCATTCTGCATCAGGTTGTATGCAATAGATCCATCTGTGTTCTGAACAACACCCTCAGTAAACAGCTTAAATGTAATATCCTGTCTGATGGAATATACAAGCTGTGAGAAATCTCCAGAAATCATCAGCGCCTTAGTCTTATCGAATGAACCATTGTTTGGGAAGTTCATTGGAGAACCGTCCAGTGCATACTGTGTAGACCCCTGCATATCTGCTTTGAACAATGGATCACCATTAGCGTTTTTTAATCCACGGAGTTTTGCTCTCATGGAAATATCAGCCATGTGACCATTGACCATGTATCCACAATTCTCGACTTTTGCAATCACACCGTCTTCTGCCATGATTTTGTCATACAGCGGATCCGCTGAGCCAAGTGTTACCACGGATCCAGCTTTTGTGGCTGTCGCAACAACATCGTCTCTCCAAGTAGACGGTTTATCTGTACCAAACAGTACAGCTCCATCAATCTTATTTCCAAATGCCTCTGTGACCCTTGGTTTTACTTCGCCCCAAATATCATACTGGGAATCATCCAGTACGGCTTCTGGAATTGGTACGATTACTGCAATTTCCTCTGCAACGATAAATTTCTTATCCCATGCCTGCTTTGTTGTCTTTTTCTGTCCAGAATCACCATTTACGAAATAGGCAATCGGCAGCATATCAAGAACTGGCATCTTGTACTGCTTGCTTGTCATATTTGCCAGCTTTCGTCCTCTTGAAAGAACTGCTGACTGAGCAATTACGCCCTGGATAATCTCATTAGATTCCTGTATCGGAATCAGAGACTCCGCTCCAGTACGGTCGATAATGTCCACATCATTATCGAACAGTCTTAAATTCATTCTATTTTTATTCATCTTTACCTCCACTATCTTCGAGCCGCAGCACGGATACGATCATTGATGGAAGCACTTATGTCTCCACCAGAACCCTCCGAAGTGTTCCCTGCAGATGTTGAAATACGATAACTGTTCGTACCACCTGCAAATCTTGGATTCTCTTTCAGGAATCTTTCTGCAGCTTTCTCAAATGTTGTCTTATCGTCTACAAGTTTCGATACCTTGAACATGACATAATCAAAATCTTCTGATTTCACGCCTTTCCCAGATAAGAATTTTTCATTCTTCATCTGCTGCACCTCATTCAAAGCATCGTCACGCTCCTTCTGGAGCTTTGCAGCGTCCGGCTGATTGGCAGCACGTTCTGCTTTGAAATTATTGATTGCCTGTGTGACCTCAGTTTCTGTCATTCCCTGCGTCCGAAAAAAATTTGCAAGTGCTGTTCTCTCTGAACGCTCTACCCTTGCACTCGCGATCTCTTCCAGCTGTTCATAGGTATATGTTCCGGTATTATGCGCTCCGGATGCGCTCCCAGCAGATCCCTGACCGCCGTTTCCAGCCCCGGCATTTCCACCCTGCCCACCAGAGCCAGCTCCTGCGCCGTCATCAAAGAGCTGTAAATTCATTCTGTATCTCATGCTTTTTACCTCCGTTTTGCCTCGACAGGCTCCCGAGCTTTTCTTGTCTTCACGTTTTGGACATAATAAAAACACCCTCTCAGGTGCTTGTTACTGAAATTCTATACAATTGTATTCCCGGTTGATATCTGTAAGTCCCAAGAACCATGAATCTATCAGAAGTTTTCCACCATCTGAAAGATTCTCCCATTCAATTACCGTCATACCACTGCCTGTATCTGCACGGATTCTGTCACCAGTCAGATCTCTTAACGAATTAATCAGATTGTATGTCAGAGCTGATACTGCAGCACATGCCCGATCGATACCGCTTGAATCCTTCCGACAGGCATGACCAGACATACTAATTTTTTTATCTTTTACTGTTACAGTTATCATGATACCTCCTAAATAAGTATAAAAATACCACCGGTCTTATCAACTGGTGGTAACTACACAACTGCTTTTAACGCTTTGTTGTATTCAATTTCCAACTCACGTTTAAATTTTTCAATCTCTTCTGGTTTCATTCCCGGTTCTCCGGATGCGCAAATATCAGGCGTTTCTTCATTCAATATTCTTGTAGCCCTTGGCTGTTCCTTATACATTTCGTCATAATGAATAATTAACATTCCTTCCAGTTCACAAGAAAAATCATAGATATCCTCTGGAGTATTTTCCAAAAAATCTTTAATATAATTCATTATTTTCTCAAACATTTTTCCATACCTCCTTCGGATTGTTTCTTCTCACAACAGATACAATATCTCCAGTTCCTTTATTTCTCACAATTAACAACTGTAATTCTTGAATAAAATAGATTTGCCTATCTTCTCCCTCTGCATAATTAGGCTCACCTCTAATTATTTTTATCAGCATTTCTTCTGACACTTCCGGCAATCCAGGCTTATTTAATCGAGGGAGCCGACTAAGTGCGTGTACGGACATTGTAATATTCTCTTTTGTGAATCTATCATATGCCTGTTTGGACGCGTTCTTGAATTCTTCGGTCCAATCTTTCTTGTCAATCTCAAGATATGTGGAAAATCTATTTTGAAGCTTTTTCCACTGTTCACTATCATTATATTTCACCCGCCCGAACTTAGCAAGTGAACCAACAGAATCTCCAAGAACTTCTTTGTATCTCTTGTACTGAGCTATGTCTTTGGTTGCATTTTTAATCATTTCCGGATGAAACATGGCGTTCTGCGTCTTATTGTTCGTCGCAACCATTCCGCGCATGTCATAATAGATACGCTCACGCTCTTCCGTGAGACTCATCTTCCTGCAGAACCGGGAATACTCGTTAAGCTGCCCTTGATATTTCGCTTTGTGCAGAATGACTTCGTCCTGATCAGCACCACCAGCCTGCAATAATTTGACTTTTTCACGCTGTGCCCTCATGGCTGTCTCCATCTGGCGTTGCCTTTGTTTTGCTTCATACAGGGTATACTCTTTACCGTCAAACGTCTTAGGTTCTGCCTCTTCCTCGTTCTTCGCATCCAGCCATTCATCTGTCCAGTTGCGCTGTGAAATGCCAGGAAAGAAAGGATAATAGGTATGATAACAGTTAGCTCCCAGAAGTCCGGTCACGGTACCAAGTCCACAGACTGAATATAACTGCTCCTTTGACCAGATGCGCCCCTGCCATACTGAATGAGTGGGACGTGCTCCGGCGTGCCACTCCACTTCAAAATACTCTGTTCCAAGCTTCTGTGCGTTGTACTCAGATATCTTTCCGGTAATTTGACTGACTGCAGTCATGGCCGCTCTTCTTGCAGCCACATCAACCCGGTTAGCTCTCCCGGAAGAATAATCAATCTGCCGAAGTCCGCTGTTGGTAAGTTGTGTCACAACTCTACGCAACACACTGTTATAATCGAATGCACCAGTTACAATATCGTAACATGCTGCATCAAGGTATTTGGTATACACTTGAGAAAGTGGCGTCAATACCTTCTGACCATTGCCGTAGTCCAGGTAGAAGCCAAGGGAGTTGGTCACATTCTCCAAATCATCAAAACTCTGGTCAATGATTGCTTCTGTAATCTGCTTGAGCTGTCCGTTCTCTTCGAATGGTATGTACTCGGCGTTAATCTGTTCATATATACCCTTATTCCGAACATATTCCCAGTTGATCACCTTGTCGTATAACTCAAACATTTCCGGATAAGAAGCGTTGAGCACCTTCTTGATTTCTTTTTCGATATCCTCTGAGGAATACCCCAGAATCCGAAGCCGGTTGATCTGCCAGTCTGCGGTGCTGGTTATCTCACCAGCTTTCACAATCCTCCGGACAATATCCTGCATGATACGCTCTTCCAAATCCTGATACCTCGCAGCGATCTTACTTGCAAGCTTATTCTTGTAATCATCTTTCATATTACTCCATCACCTGATTTTGTTCTGGGAGATTCTTAGCAGCATCTTCTTCTGATTCTCCATACCATTTAGCACGGTACTCTACCAGACTCATGACTCCCATACTGACATCTTGTCGGTCTCTGCTCCGCTCTGTCTCTTTGTCCTCAATAATTGAATCATCAAAGTCAATGGTGATTTCGCATTCAGGATTCAGTGTGTTCCCCAGTATCATTCCCAAACGGATTATAATTTGAATCAACTGCCTCAGAGCATCTTCCAAAAGTATTTCATGCTTTTTAATCATTCGATACATATCTGAGTTTTCCGAAATAATCTCTGTGGCTGTCTTAGCTCCAGTCGCCCCGAACTGATATCGGTCTGTACCAAATCCACATTTTAGCGACAGATAATTCAGATCATCATTGATTGCCTTGCTGTGCTGCTCTGCCCGGAGAGACATATCAATTTCTTTCAGAAGGCCTTCTCCATTTGCATCATCCTCTGGCAGTGCATAAAATACACTGTCGTCCGGATCAAATGCTGGTGTACCATCTGCATTAGTCAACATCTCCGGGCGTACAAAAATACGCTTTCTGCCAAGCTCAAATTCATTGCAATATGAATCATACTCAATATCCAACTTCTTGAGCGTATCAATTGCATTTGCGAAGATTGCAACGCCCATCGGATTGTTTTCATCAGCATTGTTCGTAATGTTCAGCCTGTCAATCACGAACTGCGCCTCGCTGGATCCCGTTCTTACTTCTTTTGCAAGCTCCTTGAATGGTTTTAACTGTTTCCACTCTTTCTCAGGTAACTCCGTACCCTCCTGGCTTCCAGAATCACACCGTAACACTGTGTTTTTAATTACATATTCACCATTCTCTAAGAGATGCGACTGCAACTGGACATATTTCTTTCTCGCTACGGTATGTGGAAATACAAAAATACATTCTGTCACCTTGCCGTTGTTCCAACTGACTGGAAAAATGTTCGGTGCGTCCACATAATTGATGCTAATCTTTCCGGAAATCACTGTACCTTCCTCCGTGATTTCAGCGTTGTCCAAATACGGGATATACGCAACCGTCCCGGTGAATGCTTTCCGTTCCTGGTAATCATTTCCCATAACAAGAAAACGGTTATCATCAAGGATCTGATGCACAAAATTATGCGTAGCCTCATCATCCAGAGTAATTGTAACCCTTTCATTGAGCAGGAGATCAGCAATATCTTCACTCAGTTTCTTTGCCATTCCCATACTTTTTCTCCGGCAGCGCTTATATGTTCCACGTCCGCCATACACCTTGTAAAAAGAGAAATTTCTGACATTTCCTTCATACCAGGACACCCACTCTGCTATCTTCCGGTAAAATGATGCATCTATCGTATCGATTCCAGCTTTTTTGAAATAATTAAAGATATTCATCGTCCTCTACCTCCTTCCTGCTAATATCGCATACATCTATTTCTTCCGTTTCGTCTTTCGGCAACCAATATTTCAACCTCTTCCAAGCTCCCATAACACAATATCGGATTGCGTCCATGCAGTGATCATCTTCTTTTACAGGTACTTCCTTACCTTTTTCAATGGATTTCTTGTCGTACTCATAAGTACCGAACTCACTTACCGCATATTCCTGTTTGGGCGCTATGCTCATAATGTCAAAACTCAGCACCTTCTGCACACGGCTGATTCCAAGTGCCACATCATTTTCAGCATCTCTTAGAAATACCTGATAATCCAGGCTCACTGCTCTGGTCGCCCGTTTGATTTCCTCCGCAAGCCCTTTTGCAGATGGATCAAGGAAAATATAAAAGACCCGGTTGTCATACTGCTCATGCAATTCATTCATGAACTCAACCAAGTCTTGCGCATATTCTGATGGGCTCTTCTGTTTGCCTGTCTCCCGACCGCTGTGATAATATTCACCCAGACCAGGAAACTTCTTTCTGTAGCTGTCTAACCCAAACGCCTGGAATGTCGTCGCATTCTGCTGTCCATAGTCGCCGCCAATATAAATTCTGTCATATCTTCTGTTCGGATCAGGCTTCTGTCTGTGCCGGTCTCCAAACATGTAATAGATAAGCTCATCTACACCAACTGCCTGTCCAAGCCATACCCAGCGGTACATCTTTTCATCTGCCCGCTTCATAGCTTCTGCAGAATCAACCAGCGCCTGTCCAAGCCAGCTGACCGGAACATCTCTGTAATCTGTGTGGATATGAATACAATCCTCACGCTTCTCCATCTTTTTGCACCACTGATTAATGGCTGCATTTGGATTCTTTGGCGGATTATAAAGGTATATCATCTGGAAATCACTGTCATTTCCTCGAACAAATGTCGCCTCGATATTGCTTAGTTCATCTTCGCCTTCCCCATCATCAAAGAACTCTGTCAGCTCATCCAGTACAACCAGCTTGATCGGCTTATCCTCATCGATAATACCCTTGGTATCGTCAATGCCGTCTGAACCGGAAAAATAAATGGTGGTGCCATACTTTTTGTACGTGATCTCCATTGGAGACTTTGTAATCGCAAATTTGTTTTTAGAAATACCAAGACGGTTGATTCCTCGAATCATTTCTTTGTACACAGTCTTCCGTAGCTTATTGTGGTGTTTACGAAGAACAACTGCAGAACCATGCGAATCTGATACAACCTGATAATCTGTCCGAATAGCTGCATAACTGGATTTCGTGCCGGCACGTCCGGAAGTCAGGATGATGTGCTTAACTTTCCTGTTGTTGAATATTGCCAGATACTTCGGTATCACAATATCCGATATCTTCACCTGTTGGGGCGTCGTTGACAATCACCACACCGTCCTCTCCATCATCATTTCCGCCAGATTTTAACCTGTCTGTATTAGCCTTAATTTGCTCGATTCTAGCTCTCTGTTCTTCCGTAGCAAGGTCCCAGTTCTTATGCAGCAGATCCCCATACCTGTTGATCATGCCCTCAAGAGTCTTCTGAGCTCTCGCTTGAGCTGCTAAGAAGTTCGCCTGTTTATCCCAGGCTTGCTGTACATCATATCCGGTAGCTTCACTTCCATCCAAGGTCATTTCCTTAGTTTTGTCATTCTGATCACGGACATACATGATCTTCTGTGCCCGGATAATGGCAGCGTAAGCAATCTGTATCTGATCCCACAGAACATCCAGCGGATTCTTCGGCATCTCCTGAATGATTGACAATGTTTCTTCCGGAAGATACTTCGAAAAGAATCCGTGCTTCTCTGCGTTCTTATTTTGTTCCGGTGCTCCGCTACCTTCGGCATTCTTGTTGCCTGGCTGACCACCCTGCTTCCTTTTTCTGGATGCAACAGAGGGTGCACCCTGCGTATTTGAGAGTGCACCCAGTTTTTTTATCTCAGACCAACCATACCGCTTAATCCAACTCTTTATCGTATTCAAACTGGTATCATACTTTTCCGCCAATTTCTTGGGCGGGATACCAGACAAGTAATCTTTCTTAATCTGCTCTTTTACATCAGCCACGTCACCACCTCTCTCTTCTTCGTTTGTTTTGTCGCATTAGAAAAGACACCCCGGAGGGTGCCTGCCATTAGCCTATTCTTTTAATAACAATTTTTCACTTTTTCATATCTTCATCTATCACTTTAAATATTCTCTTTAAAACCATAAATAAGTTCATTACTAATGTAAATGTTAAATAGTAAATAACTAAACTGCTGAGCCAAAAATATTTTCCAGAAAAGATATCTATAAAACACATGATCAAAATAATTATACTATTCAATATTTCATACATAATGGAATAATATGTTTCTTTTAATAGCTTTGTTGATATCCCTGCCTCATTTGCATTATATTCTTTATCACTCATTATTCGTTTTCGCATATCCAATACCAATGTTAACATTGTAAATAGCATTGATGTTAATATTGAAATAATAATTGTAACAATATTAATTACATCGCTATCTATATTTTTTATCCTTACAAGGGAAATAGAAATCATAGCCGGAACTCCAAAATATAAAAATAGTGATGATTTTGAATACTTTCCATTCTGTTTTTTGAAGCATACCAAATGGTTCTGAATAATACTGGTACAATCAAGATACCTCTTTTTAAAAACAATGCGACCTATTAATAATATCAATAACGATGCTATTAACAAGCCATATGGATTATCTATAAAATTGATTATTATCTTTTTCATACACTCATCTCTAATCTATTGCACCTTTTGCTCTTAGATACTCTTCCCCAATTTCGCGCATCACATTACAAAGACTTTCAAATGTTGGATGTCCTTTTTCAATAACGACATCATCCGTAATATCTTCATTTACAACCAATTGATCAAGTCCTTTCATACTAATTGTTTTATTTCTTTTTCCAAATGAAAATTCCAGTTTAAAATCATCGATTTCAAAATCATCCAATTCAACAATTGTGTTATATGCTCGTTCTCCTCTAATGCATTCCATAAGTTGCTCATATTTATTTCTTATAAATCCAGTAGGCTTCTTAATTACTCTTTCTTGAACAACTTTGGCAACTCCTCTATCGATTCCATATCTTTCCGCGTCATCATCTGGAATTCCATAACTCAAAAGCCTTATAGATTTCAATACCCCATCTTTCAATAATCTTTCCATATAATGCCGTGGTACCATCGGACTTAATACAACTCTTAATTGACTATCCAATTCCTTTATATATTCATTAAATTTCTTTTTTATTGTACTGGTAATCCCATTCCTTCCTAAAGATTGTATTAAAATGACTCCTTCTGTATACTTTCCACATGGTACAATTACACAACACCCAAACGGTAAGACATCTGCCTCCCCCGCACTTTTATTATGTGTAGTTTTTCCAGTCTCACTATCTACAATTTCTGATTCCTCTCCATAATCCCCAGTTTTTATTCTAAGATATAGTATCTGATACATATCCTGTTCCGCATCATTCCTTATTGTCTGAAGATCCACAATATTGTATGTAAATACATTCTCCAATATTTGATCTTTTGCATATTCATCCACAGACGCTTCCGCAATGCTTTGCAAATATTCCAGTAATGTTGTTCCATAAATATCATGCAATTCTAAATTTTGATGTTTCTCATTTCGCACATTTAATCCATATGCAGTCAATCCAATAAGTTTCATGCCTTACCTCCGTACATACAAAATCCTACCTTCATAATATCCCATTTTTCGTCATTATGCAACAAAAGAACGGCCTGTTGCCAAGCCGTCCCTTCTAGGTTTTGTATGTACTTCTTGAGGAAGAGAAACCATAATGAAAATTGTCTTTTCACTAAGTTCAGTATAATAATAACATATCTAAATTATTAATGTTATTAATCTTTTGTTACTGCCTTTATGATCTGTGCTATCCTTCCTTGTGTATATCCAATAGCTTCTCCAACCTCCTGCTGGCTCATTCCTTCCAAATACACCTGTTCCATAATCTGTCGTGTCAATCCTTCCGGTATTCCTACGATAATCCTTTCTGCTCGTGCCATATCAGACAGCACCTCTTTCTTTCTGTTTTCCTTCTCCCGGATCTTATCCTTGATCCTGGAAGCGCTTTTGGGCTCCTGCATACTGACTGTAACATGCTGTTCTATGTAGGGAAAGTCATCTGAAGACTTACTTACTTTACCCGATATTTCAGGAACGTCCTCTAACTGCTGATATAATCTTTCCAGAATTCTTTCAAGGCTCTGTAATTCCTTCTGATTCTTCTGATACCTTTTCAAGCATTCTTTGTCCACGTCCTATCTCCTCCCCTGTATTAATATTCTTGTGCCTCAGATATCCCAGCACTCCATAATACGCTGGCCGTCTCATAAATCTCTTCGCGTGCTCACAAGGTTCACGCTCTGCCATCTGGTCACGACCTGATATAGCATCGAGGCGCTGGTCTTTACTGATGTGCATTAGCATCATCTCCTTTTGCTTTCATAGCTTTTTCCACTCTACCAAGAAGTTCTTTCGCCTCTATCACGTCCGGATCTGTTTCCTCCAAGTAGAATTTATCGCAATTATCAATAAGTTTTTTCAGGATTTTATATATTAATTTAATGAGCATCGTCCTCAATCCCTTCGTCGTTTTGTGATTCTTCTCTCAAAATATCTCTGACATCTACTAATGCCTGGCTATAACCGTTTGATTCCCATGTTTTCTTAAGCTCGTAATCTACAAGCTCTCGCTTTTGTTTCTCCTCAAATGCTTTTACATCAACATCTCTTTTTTCAACCATTGAGCGTTCCAGTTCCACCAAACGCTCTATAAGCTCTGTATTATTCATCATTCTCCCGCCTTATATATTTTTCAATTCCTGTTCTTTTTCATTTACTCAATCTTCAATTACTTCCACAATTCGCTTTTGTAAATCTTTGGGAATCTCAACTTCTTTATCTCTTGCAAAATAAATATCTTTATACAAAAAGAACTGTTTCGCTTTTGTAATGATTCTAAATCTATATTTACTTACGCTTTTGTCCTTATACCTGTCACCACACCAGTTCAAGAACCACTTCACTGGTCGCAACTCTTCCAGGATTTTATCGTATTTTTTATATTGCTCTTTCGTCATCTACTTTTCCTCCTTATTTCTTAGTCAACCTCGCTCCTGCCACTGCCTTATCGCACACTTCCACATCACAACCACGTTCTTTACCGGTATGGATACAGTAATCACAACCACCCGCATCACTATGGCGGTACTGGCATGTCCTGCATTTATGACGGTCAGAATTATCTCCGGACTTAATCATTTCCGCCTTTACCGGATTCTTTAGCTCTTTCCTGATAGGTCCTGATAAGCCGTTGACCGTTCCAAGTGGAATTCCTGTGCGCTCAGCAATCTCTTTATTCTTCAAGCCTTTCTTGATCAACGGACGAATGATCTTACTTTTTTCTTCCCTGCTCATCTTCCCCGGAGCTGCTACCGTTTCTTTTTCCAGTTTCTTCTCCGGTTGGTCTGGGGGGGGGAGCTGTTCGTCCCCTTCAGCATCGTTCTCATTCTGATCAGGCTCAACCATATCCTGTACGGCCTGTTCAAACTCCGGATTTGGTACTACAGGAACATCTACCAAATACTTAGCTTCTTTCGGCAAACAATCTTCTATCCTTTCTGCCGATATACTCTTGTCATCATATTCATTCAGCACAAGGACCTTTCGCCCTTTCATGAAATACTTAAGTGCTTCTTTTAAGCTCATTTCTGTATACATTTACTTCGCCCCCTTCTGACTTTTGGATATTTCCCTCAGAACACATACCAACAAATCTTCTGCAAATTCTGATTGGTAATGCTCCCGGAGCATATCCACCTCTTGTATCATTTCTTCACATTCCGCATCAGTTACTTTTCTTGCACTGTACTTCCTGTACAACATCCAGGCATCTACGAACAATTTATACACTTCTCGGAATGCCATTACTTTTACTTTCATCACAGCTCCTCTATCCGGATATAGATACCAGGCTTCTCCGCCCAGAACTTTTCAGTAATCTCAGACGCCACCAGTGCATCGTCCTTCCAAAAGCCTACCAACGTCATGCAGTCTTTTAACATCTTCTGCAGATTGTCTGTGTCTGGCTTTGTGATCCTGTATTCTCCGTCCTTATGATTTTTCTTCGGAAAGCACCACTTTGTAATCAACCTCACGCCTGTTCTGTACGGTTCCATGATACGATACTTGTATAGGTTGCCAATCAATTTCTCCTTAGCAGCTTTCAATTCCGGCGGATCGTAGAACACGGGTCTGCCATTCACGATTGTGACCTTGTGTTCCTGGTGTGTTACTGTTGGCGGTTCCATTGCCATAAAAAACTCTGTCATTTTATTCGTTTCACCTCTTTAAAGTGTTAAATCTTTTTCTTCATCCCTGAACCCTGATCTGTGCTGGGTGGGCTCCCGCCTGTGTGTGGGGGCGTACTTCAATCGCCCCACACTTTAAAGGGGGTGCCCGCACATTCCCATTCCCGATATAGATATATACGTAGTATATATAGGTGCCGGGAGGGAATGTTCCCACCACCTAAAAACTAGAAAATGGGAAGAAAATCGGGAAGATTCCCACTACCTTGATTTTTTAGAAACTGGGAATGTTCCCACCACCTAAAAACTAGAAAATGGGAAGAAAATCGGGAAGATTCCCACTACCTTGATTTTTTAGAAACTGGGAATGTTCCCACCACCTAAAAACTAGAAAATGGGAAGAAAATCGGGAAGATTCCCACTACCTTGATTTTTTAGAAACTGGGAATGTTCCCACCACCTAAAAATTTATGGTAACGGGATAATCCTTTTTGTCTCTTTGTCTGTCGTATACCCATACTTTTTTAATGAGTTCCAAAGCGTTTTTTCTGCCGGATATTTCTCTCCAACTGCTTCCGAACTGCTCTTGATCTGCTCGTATAACTCCTTCACAGTTGGGTATGTATCATGATGTTCGAACTTAAAACTTTCGATTGCCATGTCTACTTTTGCCTGCTTGTTCTTCCTCTGAGACTCGCCCTGTTTCTTTCTTGCTTCCAGTCCTTTTTTCCAGTTCGGCTTTTCATCTTCTGGCTGAATATCGTCCAGTACACCCGACTGATCCGTATGGTGTATCGGATAATCGAACCACAAATTGACTGGCTTGAACTTCGGGAACTCACGCAACGTTCCATCGATTCTCCATGCTGTCTTCGTGTTCGCCACCGCCAGATCTGCGTCTATGTGTTCCTGCAGCTCTCTCATCTGCATCGGTGACAGATGCTCCTTACAGTAGCTCATCATCTGTACCTGGCTGCATAAATCATCCTGTGACAGGTCGTCTTCCCATTCAAAATGACTGTCCAAATATCGCTGGCATGCAGCGCATACCGTCTTATTCTGTTCCTGTTTTCGCAAATCATCGGTCACGTCAAGCTCAATCAGATCAAGCATAGCATCCGGATCTCTGGCAAATACACCGGAACCAGATGCACGGTCCATAGAACGTTTTCCGCCCTGGCTTCCTTTGCTGTGATGATGGCAGTAGATGACTGCACAACCTAATTCTGTACATACCTTATCGAACTGATTACAGAAATTAGCCATCTGATCAGCACTGTTCTCATCACCAGTAATGACCTTGTAAATAGGATCTATAATGATAGCCATATAATTCTTTTTTGCGGCTCGTCTGATCAGCTTCGGTGCAAGCTTGTCCATCGGTATCGACTTACCTCTCAGATTCCAGATATCGATATTGGAAAGATTTCTCGCTGACCAGCCCAATGCTTCATATACGTCCTTGAATCTATGTAAACAGGACGCTCTGTCCAATTCCAAATTCACATATAATACCCGTCCCTGACTGCAGTTCCAACTGAACCATCTGCGCCCCTCTGCAATGGCAATACAAAGCTCTATCAGTGCAAATGACTTACCAGCTTTAGACGGACCGGCAATCAGCATCTTATGTCCCTGTCTCAATACGTTCTCAATAAGTGGCGGTGCAAGCTCCGGCAAATCGTTCCAAACATTCTCAAGAGACTCTGTATCTGGCAGATCATCATTCACGGATTCTATCCACTCATACCACTCCTGCCAGCTGTTTTTTCCAATATTCGTGTCAATAATATACTGCTTTTTTCCTGCACGCATCACTCCCGGAAGTCTTGACAGTCGTGACGGATTCTTATTTTGAGTGTCAATAATCAAACCGTTTTTCTTACAGATATCATACAGATACTCCACACGTTTTTGATATTCTTTATAATCTGTAGCTTCCACACGAACGATAGCATGCAAGCTTTTCTTGCCGGAAAAAACCAGGCATGCGACCGGAAGCTCCAGCTCCCGGATAATTGCATTCTGCTGTTCCAGATCCATGGCATCAGACTCTACCAATGCATAACGGAATTCTGTTACATTTTCACCCTTGCAGCCTTTTCCATCCAATGGGTTAAACCGGATCCATGCTCCTGCTTCTTCCTTATAATCACCAAGTACCGCACCTACATCACCATTACATCCGTTTAACGCTTCAATCAACTGACCTGCAGTACGGTCCCAACAACCTTTCTGTGGCAAATACTTTGTACCTTTCTCGTCAGTTCTCTCCCAGCTTCCAGTTACATATCCTACATTCTCGCTAGGGTCGAATAATGTTTCCAGATACCTGATGATTTCATTTACTGGATTCCAATTTCTCGGCTCATGGATTTCCTTTCCTTCGACCCATGAACAGTCTACTACAACACCCTCTGCACTGATTTCATCATCCCAGCCAAGCTCATAAGCTGTATATGACGGCTTCCAACCGTGATCCATAGCAAGCTGGACAATCGTTCCAGCCGTGACCGGAGAATTTGAACCATGGAAAGTATTCCATTTTTTCTCACATTCCCCGGCATGATACCGATGGTCATTCTTACTCCAGGCATCCCATACCTCTACGGAATACCCTTCATGTTTCAATGCCATTCCCACATTGACCCAGTCCTGGTAATCAAGCTCTGATGGATTCAGATATTCAATTATTTCCTGCAAATCTGTATGTTGCTCCATATTTTATCCTCTATATTCTGCCGGATTAATACCATTTGGTACTCTCCAGCCATTACCAGCTATTCTGTCAATCATGTTCTTTGCTGTTTCGAACTGCCAAGTCCCTACATGCTGGAATCCTCTGCTTTCCAGGAAGCGTATCTGCTTTGGTGTTGTAAGCCCTTCTCGTCTACGCTTATCCAATCGATCTAAGATTTTTGACGCTTTTCCTGCATTTTCAATTGCATCAGGAAGGATTCCCAGCTTCTCAAGTGTCTGCTTCTGCTTATCAGAAGGCGGTGCCATTTCCCAGCCAAAAGCCGGCACGTACCCAGAGAGATCTTCCGCTTGAATACTCATTTCGAACTGCAATGGATCCACCAGCTTTTTCTTGCGCCGTTTCATTTCTGAGAGCTGTTTTGCAAGCGCTTCTTCTCTCTGAGCGACCACATCCTCTGATGCTGTTCTTTCTGCTTCTTCGATATCCATAATGCAGCCGGCATCTTTTTCCATATTTTCTGTCATTTTCTGCGCTACTTCTGCACTTTCGCAGATTAATGACGCTGGGTGACAAAGTTCATGACGTTCTGTGTGCCATAAGAAATCCAATAATAACAAGTGGTCCTTATTTGTTTCCGGAGACAATCTGGTTCCGCGTCCCACCATCTGACAATACAAGCTTCTGACTTTTGTAGGTCTTAATACCACAATGCAGTCTACGCTCGGACAATCCCAGCCTTCTGTAAGAAGCATCGAATTACACAGGACATTGTACTGGTCTTTATCGAATGCCTCTAAGATCTCAGCACGATCTTTACTGTCTCCATTTACCTCTGCAGCACGAAACCCATGGTTATTCAAGATATCCCGGAACTTCTGACTGGTCTTTACAAGCGGAAGAAAAACAACTGTCTTCTTATCACTGCAGTATTTCTCCATTTCTTCTGCAATGCTCTCCAGATATGGATCTAATGCTGTAGCAATATCACCGCTCTTAAAATCTCCTGCCTGGACTCCTACTGCAGACATATCAATCTTAAGTGGAATCGTTACCGCCTTGATCGGGGATAGATATCCCTCTTTGATAGCTCTTGGTAACGTATACTCGTAAGCCAAACTTTCAAACACAGTACCAAGGTTCTGCATATCGCCACGATCCGGTGTAGCTGTTACTCCCAGCACCTCGGCATCCGGAAAATGTCTCAATACTTTCTGATAACTTTCTGAAATACAATGGTGCGCTTCGTCAATAATAATCGTATTAAAATAATTGTTCGGGAACTGATTCAATCGCTTTTCCCGCATCATGCTCTGTACGGACCCTACTACGATCCGGAACCAGCTACCGATACAAGTCTGCTCTGCCTTTTCAGTTGCACAGCCAAGTCCTGTTGATTTACCGATCTTATCTGCCGCCTGGTCAAGCAGCTCGCCTCTGTGTGCCAATATCAAGACACGGCTTCCTCCCTTAACACATTCTTCCGCAACTTTTGCGAAGACAATGGTCTTTCCGCATCCAGTCGGCAACACAAGCAGAGTTTTTTTAATGCCATTTCCCCACTCAGAAAAAATGGCATCTTTTGCTTGCTGTTGATATGGTCTAAGTTCCATTAGAACGATCCTGCCTTATATTCTTTCTTTGCTTTCGGGAGGAACTTCTTCACATGGTTATACTTCTTGGTAGGATCCTTGCGGTCTGCACGCTGTTCAATAATTGCACGCCCTGTGGCTCTCGGAACAATGTTCCAGTTCATCTTCACTTTGCCATTGACTTCTTCTGCCCCAATGGATAAGAAGAACTCAGCAAGCTTCCACTGCATGCGGTCATACAGCAACAGGCTCTCATTCATGAGACACACTCCCTCCGGTGTCTCCACTTTTACTTTCAACTCTGCTCTTGGACACGCTGGTGCTTTATCACTACCCTCGAAACGTCCACGCTCAAAGCTCTCAATCGTGAAATCATATTCTCCTTCCGGGAGGAGCACATAGTCCGCTCCTTTATCAACTTCATCATCCCAGCCTAACTCTCTTCCTTTTACTTCATCACTCATTTACATTTACCTCCTATTTATCGAACGGAACTTCATAACTGCTCCGTATTGTCTTGATTACATCTAATACCTGTGGCCACGCTCCAATCAGGCAGCCTTCCACAAACTCCTGTGGCAGATTCTGAAAAGGCGTCCCTCTTGGGAAAAATCCTCTCTGATACACAGCTTCCATAAGTTCCTCCTCCGAAACCAAATTCGGATACATTAAATCTCTCAATGCTTTTGGAATATAGTCCGCGATATGGAATACAGAATCTTCAACTTTAGGTTCTTTCTTGGTTTCTTCAATTTTTTCTCCGGTGTCAAAATCAACCTTTTCATCTATGTTTTTTGGAATATTCATGAAGTCATTATCTTTAGCTGGCTTCTGAATCTCAATCTGCTGTTTCCCTTCTTTTACCGGTTCAGGCGCTACGGTGTTCGTACCTCCAATGATGTCTGCAATTACAGAGTAATCAAACTCACATTCTTCTGGTAATCCGTACCGGTTCTTAGCATCCCAACATGGGTGATGCTGTGTGTACATGGTACGTTTTCCACCTTGTCCCTTATGCTTCTTACCGTCTTTCCCCACAGCAATAGAAAATGTTTTGTAATTCGCAAAGAGCAGCATATCTGCCCATTCCTTCACCAATGGGGAAGTCTGGGACTGTGTCTTTTTCCCAAGCTTCAGCTCCCAACGGTCATAAGCTCCAAGTTCATCAGGCTGTTCGAATTTCCGAAGCTGTGCATGTGCCGTTAAAACTACATTGATACCAATCTCTATCAAATCAGACAGCTTATTCAGAAAACGTCCAAATTCTTCCTTAGCATACACATATCCATTTCCATAGCCAAAATCTTCAATACCTTTCTTGTCGTGAATTGCACAGATATGTTCCACGCAAAGTGATTCCGCCCAGTCAATTGTATCGATAATTAAAGTCTTGCATTCCGCCGGATGTGTTTTTATATAATTAATCTCGTCCAGAAGCATATTCCAACTGGTAGGGCGTGGAAGTCTTGCCACATCCATATCATTTGTACTGCCTTCAGTATCAATAAATACCGCTCCTGGAAACTGTGCTGCAAACGTTGATTTACCAATTCCTTCTGGACCATAAATCACAACTTTTTTTGCTTTCTGAATCTTTCCTTTTGTTATCTCCATTAAAATACACCTGCTTTCCATGTCGGAGCTGTCTGATGTTCCGGATTTGTATTACCGGCTTCTTCGCCTTTGACATATCCATCCTCGATAATGATGCTGCATTCGTCTCCAGTGCTGACTCTTGTAGCAATTGCCTGGAGCCCTTCCTGTTCTAGCCACTGGCCAAACTCATGTAGGGTATCAAGATCCATCTGCTCCAGCTTGTCCAATAACACGAATCCACACTTTGGATTCAGTTTCCGGACAATCGCAGTGGATACCTTAAGTCTGTCAGAACCTGACATGTTATCCCACTGCTGTCCTTTGTACACCAGCTCACCGTCTTTTACAGACAGCTCTGGAAGTGGCAGGTCAGCAGTATTTAAAAGATTCGTTTTTTCATCCCGTACTGATTCAATTTTCTTTGTCAGTTCTGTATACTGATCCTGATACGTTCTGAAATCCTCTTCCGCTTTGTCCTTGTCCAGATTGGCTCTGACTTTGCGATTGATTTCTTCGATATTGGCAATACTTTCTTCCAGTTCTGCTGTTGATTCGTCCTGTAATCCCTCCGCTGATGTTAATGCAATCTGCAAATTATTCTGAGCTTCTTTCAGCTCACTTTCTTTTTTCTCAAGCTGTTCTCTCATCGCATAAACTTCTTGATTGAGAAATAATACAGATTGTTTGAAATGATCTGCACGCTCACGTTTCTTCTGATTTTCTCCGTTTCTTGCAAGAATTTCCTGCTGCTGTTTAATCAGATCTGATGGAGATATCAAATCCTTTGGTGCTTCCGGATAATATGGTTGTTCTTTTGCATACTTCATTTTCTGATCTGCAGTACGTCCGACATACAATCTCTCATTGTAAAGCTCTTTTTCCTGCTGTTCTAAAGCAGTCAACTGGTCTCCCACACCAATGATCTTTAACAAAGTCTGAGCTTTTTCTTTTCCAGAAGCATCCATGAATTTGGGAAGATCGAGAGCTAACTGCTCCACAAAATCGTTAAGCAACTGCTGACCTCCCTTGTTTCCATTCGGGTCCGTTACCTTTAAACTGCTGTTCTTGCCCTTGCGCTCTATCACTAACCCATTGCTCATCACAATATGTAAGTTTGGCGGTACTACAGAACCATTCCTGGTCGCCTCAGACGGTTTATATCTGTCTCCACCAAGCGCCCATGCAATAGAATCCAATACAGAAGTCTTCCCCTGGTTATTATTTCCACCAACGATTGTCAGGCCGTTTTTGGTTGGCTCAATCTTCACAGCCTTGATACGCTTTACATTCTCAATTTCAAGCTTGTTGATTTTAATACTATCTGCCATTATCACTGCCTCCTTCAAATATAATATCAGTCAATGCATCGAATATTCTTGCCCGTCTCATCTTCTTTTCTGGAAGCAACTCCACCCCTGTCAGATGATTCCTCATCTTACTTACCATTACAGCAGTTATATTAGCGGCTTTCATATTTCCTTCTGGTGACAGTCCTGCTGCCTTCATTGCCTCAGAATGTGCGACCATAACTACATTTTCCAGTTCAGACAACTGGATTTTTACTTCTACGTCTCTAATTGCCATTTGACTTATTTCTCCTATTTTCTTATAATATAATTGACTTATTTCTTGAGCGCTTAAAGCTTGCCGGCTTTTATGAGCGCTCTTTTTTATATAATCTGCCCGATCACGTCTCTGATCAGTGCTGTTCCGGAATCCATTGCAACATTGGCAATCTTCTGATTCCCGCTTGCAAACTTCGCATACACCAGCTCTCGGTCTTCCCGGTACTCCAGTTCTACCAGATCAGCCAGATTACGAGTCGCCTGAAGAGCAGGTAACAGCAAATCCAGAATCTTCTGCTTATCTTCCATATCCTCGCCACCTTCCTATACATATCCGTAAGCCCGTCTCCATTCCTGGTACTCGTCCTCCAGGTCAGCTTCCTCAATAACCTCATGGAGCATTTTGAACTTTTCATACTCGATTTGATGTCCAATCTGGTCAAATGGAATAGCTTCACACACCTTGCACTGCTCCGCACTATGCCGGAATAAGATTTCTTTTAAGCTTGCTGTATCAGCCATGTGATCACCTCCTGCATTTTCAGAATCTTGATGGAGATCATCACGAACATTATCACTGTTGCAATGTCTCCCAGGATTACCAGCACGAATAACGTGTCCACAATCCTTTTCATTGTCCATTTTCTTTTCATGTCTAATATCCCACGACCAGCCAATGAAGAAACATAACCATTGGCAGTCCGTTCATCAGCAGTCCTACCACTATCCAGTCTCTAACTCTCATGGGCTTGTCCTCCTTTCTACCGCCTAAGCGGTTTTCTCCTTTAAGTCCTTTAATCTCCCAACAATGAAATCCGAGAAGTTCCGGACAATCCGGCTCACTTCTTCCGGGGTCTTATCCCGGTACGCATCGTCTGAGATATGGCAGGTACAGCCATTGTTGGTTATTGTCTCTACAATCATCTTCCTGCCCTCCTGTGTTTCTTATTTCATGTTATGTGGTACGGTTTGTACTTGTTGCAGTTTTCTGGTATAATCGTCCTATCAAATAGTGAAAGGAATGATTAATTATGTCTGGTTTTCAATGCCCTTTTTGTTCAGCAGTAATGGCTGTAACATCTGATACTCGCAGGATTTATCGACCATCGTTTTTTAGCTCAAATGAATCGTTTAATTCGGACAAGCCATCTGACTCATGTTTAAATATGACCTTTTACCAATGCCCAAATTGCAAAGAATACACAATTTTTGCCACCGGAGTTGGACGTACTGTTAAGGATGTCGAAATTGCCATTCGCCCCAAATCACTGGCTCGCAAGTATCCTGATTACATACCATTGGCAATTAGGTCTGACTACGAAGAAGCATCTGCCATTCTTCATTTAAGTCCCAAAGCATCAGCGACTTTATCACGCCGTTGTCTACAAGGTATGATTCGTGATTTCTTCCAAATTTCTAAAAGCAATCTTTTCGAAGAAATTAACGCTATTAAAGATAAAATTCCGGCAGATCAATGGGCTGTTTTAGACGGTGTTCGTCGTATCGGGAATATTGGTGCCCACATGGAAAAAGATATAAATCTTATTGTCGATATCGAACCAGATGAAGCTCAAAAACTTATAAAGTTAATCGAACTTTTACTCCAACAATGGTATATTGAACGACATAATCAACAAGAACTCTTTGCTGATATAATCGGCATTGATCAAGCAAAACAACAGGAACGAAAGAAAACTGAGTAGGAAACTACTCTTTTTCTTTTTCGCATGGATCATTTTCAGCAAGTAAATTCCCATCAAAATCCCAATATTGTGTAACTATCCTGCATTTATCCTCTTCTTTACCGGTTCCTCTAAGAGCCTGCGTCTCAATTACGGAAACTACTCTTGCAGAATCCGTTCCTCTTGGTCCCTTCATCTACTCCCTCCCACATCACTATCACCTTTTTCAATAATTATTTTTATCGGTAACTCATTTGACACAAGGCATGTTCCTGTAAAATTAACACTTATCAAACCAAACACTGCCAATATCTGCATTAATCTGACACTAATTTCTGTTGGTAAACAACGTAACCCAACAGTCGTAAGAACTACTGGTGTAAAAACAAGTATCCAGCCAATTATCTTTCTCAGTTTCATCTACTCACCTTCCTGTTTCTTCATGCCAATGCGAATCGCACAATCCTTTATTTTAACTACTGTTGTTATCGGTGCTTCTCCTATATACTGACTAATCTGCTCCACGGTATCTCTCATGCATTTTCCGCATATCGGACAGTAATTTGCTTGTGCGGGTAATTCCGCAAAACATACTGGACATAACCGCTTCATTTCGTCCACCTCTCTTCTATTGCATCTTTCCTCAATCTCTCCTATACTTTAGATACAGGCACTGCCATGCCGAGTATTTATGAAAGGAGCGCGTTTTATGGATTTACCAACTTTAATTAATACTATTCTTTGCATTCTCTCATTCATTTTGGCAGTAATTTCTATCATAACTGTCGTTATAACACTCCGTCAAAACTCAAAAATGATTGAAAATTCCACCAGACCGTATATTTCTATCTCTTTTCACCCGCTATTTAGTCTCGACTATTTGATACTAAAAAACTTCGGAAATTCCACTGCCAAGATTATTTCACTTGAAACCAACGTGGATTTTCGTATATGCTTTGATGACGATTTTCATTTGCCATTTTCTCATGCTGCTGGCACTTATCTCCATCCTGGTGAACGAATTCTTTCGGCAATCGATGAGGCATATAAATTATGTAAGAAATATGATTTTCTTATATTTGACATAACATATGAAGCATCTGGAAAGCTCTATAAAGAGCATATAGAAATTAATCTGAATTCATATGCTGATCATGCCGCTATCCGTCCAACTGTAAACCAGGAAAATGCTCAACAAGTAATAGCAAAAACTTTGCAGGATATCTCTGACATTTTAATGTAATGTAGTTGTGTATGCGATATCCTTCGCAAGCTCCAAAATATCTTTTATGATTTCGCAAGTAAAACAGTTTTCTGGTAACTCATTTTTTATGGCCGCTAATGCCTCTTTTGCGGCCGTTTTTCTTTTATCGTTTTCAAGTGTCGTCCCGCTAATGGTATACACTGTTCTTCCAACTTCATTCATCTCTTTCACCTCTCTTTCTCTATTTTAGTTGCATTACATTCAACTTTTATTTAAAAAAAATATCATCTCGTTCTGTTTGAGATAAATTCAAAACATTTGACAACGATACTATTTCCGAAGCCGTGAATTCGCCCACTCCCTTAAGTCGATTGTATAATGTTTCTCTCAAAATACCTGATTTTTCAGCAACTGCTTTTACTGTCATTCCACTATCTGTTATTTTATCCTTTAGCATCTTTATATCCGGCATTTTATCCACTCCTTTCTAGTTGCATTTAATTCAACTATCTCTTTTATATCACTCTGTTGCATTTCTGTCAACCTATTTGCACAAAAATGTTGAATTATTTTCAATCATATGCTATTGTAGGATTATGAAATGAGGTGAATGAATGTTACAACTGTATAAAAATATAAAATCAAGAAGAATTGAATTAAATATGACTCAATCCGATTTGGCTTCTAAAATGGGTTATGCCGATAAAAGTATGATTGCTAAAATCGAGAAAGGCGTCATAGATCTTCCTCAATCTAAAATTATTGCATTTGCAAAAGTTTTAAATACCGCTCCTGGTATATTAATGGGACTTGATGGAACTTCAGTTGATCAATCAAGTTTATCTGAAGGTATCAAAATTAAAATATATGGTCGAGTTGCTGCAGGCATTCCGCTGGAGGCAATTGAAGATGTTATCGACGAAGAAGAGATTCCCGAGGAACTGGCACGGACCGGTGAGTTCTTCGGACTTCGAATCAGCGGTGATTCTATGGAGCCTGATATTCATAATGGAGATACTGTGATTGTAAAAAGACAGAACGATGCGGAATCAGATGAAATTGTAATTGCTCTTGTGAATGGTAATGATGGGGTATGTAAAAGATTAAAGAAATATGCAGACAGTATTGCTCTTATCTCATTGAATCCTAATTATGAACCAATGTATTTTAGTCAGGAAGAAATTGAAGAAAAGCCGGTGAAGATTATTGGAAAAGTTGTAGAGTTGAGACGGAAATTTTAAACGGATATAATCACACAATATTCGAGGAAATTATATGGCATCATACATATTAAACAAATATAAAAAGACTATTTATTGCACCAACTGTGGGCATAAAATCGATACTACCTATACCTTTTGCAACAAATGTGGACACATAGTATCTGAAACACCGCTTAAGAAAGATGTGTTGAATCAGTTCATGATTGAGTGTAATGCTCAATTGGCTCATGATGAAGAAATGAGTCAGTATGAAGAGCATAATAAGGATTGATATAACCGCTTCGGCGTTTATATATAAAACTTACTTAGATTTTCTTATTCTCAAATTACAAATGAAGAAAGAAAGGAATAATTATGAAGAAAAGAATTGTAGCATTATTAATTGCCGGAACAATGGCGCTGTCATTGTCTGCATGTGGAGGCGGAAGTTCATCTGATAAATCTGATTCCAAACAAAACGAAACTACACAGGAAACAAAAAAAGAAGAGGAAAAAGCACCTGTTGATTTAGCTGGGACATGGAAATCAGAAGATAATGACGGTTCCTGGATGGAGGCTGTTATTGCCGACGATACAATTACTGTCAATTGGGTATCTGATAACGGTGACACGACTTCTATCTACTGGGTAGGAACCTATACCGCTCCAACAGAGTACTCAGCTGACTACACTTGGACATCTGATAGAAATAAAGAGCAGACTGATAATGCTATGCTTGCATCAACTGATGATACAAAAGACTTCTCATACTCTGATGCAGATAAAGAACTTTCCTATCAAGTCTCTATGGCCGGTACAACTACGAAAGTAAAATTGACAAAAGCTGAATAAAAAAAGAAATCGCCACCCCGTTGGCTCAGGGTGGCTCGCATATCCGAAGATATACTATATCTGATTGTTCAAGTCATATTGTATCATCTTCGGAGCAGTCTTGCAAGCGGAACTGTTGTTCTGTGCTTGGCTGTTATTTTTATACCCATTTTTGTGCGACGTCGCGCATATATACTAAGGAAGGTGATACATATGCAATACGAAGAATATCTTATCTATCTCCGGAAATCCCGAAGTGATGCCTCACTGGAAGCTATGGGCGTTGATGTCCTGGAACGGCATGAACAGATTTTACTTGACCTCGCCAAGCGCATGAACTTATCTATTGGCGGTATCTACCGTGAGGTCGTCTCCGGCGAGTCTATTTCTGCAAGGCCGGAGATGCAAAGACTCTTATCAGAAGTGGAAGCCGGACGCTGGAAAGGTGTTGTTGTCATGGAGGTCGAACGTCTGGCCAGAGGTGATACCATTGATCAGGGAATTGTTCAACGGGCATTCCAGTATTCCGGCACCCAGATTGTAACTCCGGCCAAAACATACAATCCGAACAATGAATTCGATGAAGAGTATTTCGAGTTTGGACTTTTCATGAGCCGGCGGGAATATAAGACAATCCGACGCCGAATGCGTGCCGGTGTGACTGCTGCTGTCAAAGAAGGTAAATGGCCATTCAATAAGGCACCTTACGGTTGGCAGAGAGTGAAGTTGGAGCATGCCCGTGGCTGGGTACTTGCACCGGATCCAGAAGAAGCTCCGGTCGTCAAACTTATCTTTCAGCTCTACACCGGTCCTGATCGGATTGGCATCACCAACATCTGCAGATATCTGGATAACCGGGGAGTCAAGCCAAGGAATGGGGACACCTGGACAGAATGTAGTATCATGGGAATCCTAAGAAACATTGTCAACGACCAGAGAGTTGGTATTGGACGAAGAAAAATTGTGAAACAGGTCCAGAATGGCTCAGTCAGTAAAGTACGTCCCCACAGTGATTATGATTTCACTGCTCCGGGACTGCAGCCACGATTAATTGACCATGATGTATTTCTGGAAGCTCAGACACATCTTGGAAAGAACTCTCACAAGCTCCCGGAATCCTACGGAATCAAAAATCCGCTTGCCGGCATTGTTGTCTGCTCCTGCTGCGGTAAGAAGATGATGCGAAGACCAGCCTCTAAAACACCCGGAGGTGCTCCATATGACGTTTTAAAGTGTAATACCAGGAATTGTCCCACCATTGGCTCTGCACTCGATTTGGTGGAACGTGAGGTCATACAGGCGCTGTCTGACTGGGTAGCCGGATACCAGTTGGATCCGACACTAGAAGTTGAGAACAAAGTTCCGGAAAAAGAACAACTCCTCTCTTCCGCTATTAGCAATCATGATGTGTTATTGAAGCAAAACGGAAACTTGTATGATCTGCTGGAACAGGGAGTCTACACGACAGAAATCTTCCTGGAACGTTCTCATGAACTGCAGAAACGTATCAAGGAATCCGAAGCACACATTGAAGTTCTGAAAAAGGATCTGGAATATGAAAAAGAAAAAATAACAAATGTTGAGAACTTTATTCCTTCCTGTAAGGAGCTTCTCTCCTGCTATTGGGAATTATCTGCTCAAGACCGGAATAAGGCTCTTAAGATGCTTTTAGAGAGCGTGGAATATACTAAAACCAAAAGAAATAAATATGGAGATAAAGACAATCCCACTTTTACATTAAATCTCAAGCCCCGAATCCCGCGTATTTAGGGGCTTTTCTATTAGCGACAACATTTTTGGACTCACGAACTTGCCCATCTCGAGATGATCTGCGCCATTGTGCACCAGCTTACCCGCGACCTGACACCTGAACAATTAAAGGAATCTGGATTCGACCAATATTATGTTGACCACACGTTAGCACTTTGGCCTCAGGCAGCCAGCGGCACACCGTGGAGCGCAACAACATTTCAATCAAAAGGTGATCCTATCACAGATCTACATGAAGACCTTGCAGCAGATGGTACGATTGTGTAAAGACAACATTGAGGTTTTAAAAGATAGTTCCCGATAATCTGGCATACTAGCTGCCAGATATGAGAACTTTAGAAATTCCAATGTATTTCAATAGGTACTTCCTTAGTTACAGGGTCTTTCTTACCGACCAATACATAATCAATCAGCTTTTCAACCGTTTCCCTGTCTAAGTGTTCAAGATTTGTATATTGCTCGATTAACTGTCGTCTGTTATCGCCAATCAGCATTTTTCTTTCAATAACATCAAGCTGTTTCTGCGTATCAATTACCAGTTTTTCGAGCCTTTCTTTTTGTGTTGAGAAGTCTTTAGATAAATCCAAGTAATCAAGTTCGGAAAGAATACCCTTTACCTTATCTAAATATAGTTCACGGATTCCTTTTGTGTATTCCGCAATCTTTTTTTGATAAGCAGCAATCTCCGTTTCCAGAGCTTCTTTTTGACCTCGCAAGTCATTATTGAATTGCACATTTTGTTCAAGCTCATCTTTATCCAGATATTCTGCGGATAACTTATTAAGTTCGTCAATCACAGCTTTTTCCAATTTGTCTACTGAAATGAAAGAACCTATACAAGCGTCCTTTGCTACATGGCGGTTAGAACATTGTAAATAATGCTTACCACGATTCTTTGATGAACGCATTGTATAACCACAATTCATACAGCGAGCTTTTCTGGCAAATAAGCCGATTGTGCCAACCGTGAAAGGTTTTGCCTTTTGAGCTACCAATGCTTGAACCCTATCCCATAACTCACGGTCAATAATCGGTTCATGTGTACCCTCAACTCTGTACCACTCGTCTTTTGGTCTGGGTTTGTTTTGCTTTGTCTTATAAGAAACGCTGCCATATTTCCCTTGAACCATATTCCCGATATAGATTTCATTCACCAACATATCTGATATGGCAAAATATTTCCATAGGGTACTGTTTTTCGTTTTAGGCTGCTTGTAACGCAAGCCATGAAGTCGTTTGTATTCCGTAGGGTTTGGTATTCCTCTGTCATTCAGCATACGGGCAATGGCGGTCTTTCCATATCCCTGTGAAAACAGTGTAAAAACTTCTCTGACAACTTCCGCAGCTTCTTCATCAATAATCAAATGCCCTTTTACGTCAGGGTCTTTTTTGTAACCATACAGGGCAAAAGCACCGATATGGTGTCCGTTCTTTCTTCTGTCAGTGAGAACACTTTTAATGTTCTCTGACATATCCTCCAAGTACCACTCATTCACCAGACCGTTAATCTGTCTTGATTTCTTATTTCCCTTATTAGCTGTATCTGCATTATCAACAATACTGATGAAGCGAATACCCCAAATAGGAAAAAGACCGTGGATATATTTTTCCACTAATTCTAGTTCTCTGGTAAATCTGGATTGTGTCTTACAAAGGACAATATCAAATTTGCGATTCTTTGCGTCCTCCAACAACCTGTTAAATTCTGGTCGTCGTCTGTCAGAACCAGTGTAATCATCATCACTGTATATGTTGTAGACTTCCCAACCATGCTCTAATGAGTATTGAAGTAACATTGACTTTTGATTTTGAATACTGTTACTGTCGTCTGTTTCTGATTGTTTGTTTCTATCTTCCTCTGATAAGCGGCAATAAATAGCAACTCTTGATTTTGATTCTATCATGCTTCGTTCTCCTTTTAAAGAAGACGAAACAAACTATCTCTACATAATGTTATTATAACATCTTGTAGGATAGTTTGTCTATCATCTGGCAGGAGTTGCCTTTCCTTTATTTTTTTCATATTGATTTATCAACTCTATCCATTTTAGAGTAAATGCTTTTGTAAACGCCACTTTATCACAATTTTTAAAAACATTCTTGCAAACTACCTTTGCGTCATTTGCCATTGAACCACCTCACTACAATATATTTACAAAGTATGCAAAAATGCTTGTACGTTATGAAAGAATTTGTCTATAAATAAGAAGTAATCAGATGGCTTTGGAAAGCTCCACTGGAATTTCACCATTCCCATTCTGATGGGTGAACCGTGTCATACGGGTGTATCATTATTCTGATATACGGGTCATGGCAGCAACTTTTCCAACAGTCGCTTACGGATCACTGGCGTGGTCGCTCGCTTCGCTAGCCCTCCTTTCGTGGGTCATGGCGTTCCAGTCCGTCGGCTCACCGTATATCAAACGTATCTGATTACTTTATTCAGTTTTCAAAGAACACTTGTAAAACGGAGCTGGAATGAGGTGGTAGAACACTCCGTATATATTCGCTTATTTCACTCTGACTTCAAAACCTAGAATTGCTTTAATAAGAGCAGCTCTGATTCTGCCTTTCAGTTCCATATCGACCACAATATACATATTTCCGTGTTCATCATAGAACGGGCGTAAACTTGCTTTTGATATATAAGCGTCATAGTGATTTAATATTTTCTCTATTGCCACTTCGTCACCATCAGTAGCTAAACTGATTGTGGAGAATAGAGGACACTTTTTTGTAGACTTCATCATGTTATAATAATTCCTCCTCGTACATATCTCTAATGAGCTTTAGTGAACACATTCTGTTTCTATAAACAGAGTTTCTGGAAATATCCAAAATCTCTGCGATTTCTGCGTCTGGTAATTCCAGAAAGTAGAACATCAACATAACATTACGTCGTCTTTCGCTTAATTTTTTGATTGCTTCACATAATTTCTCATCATAGACACGAACTTCTGTACCGAACACATCAAAGGAAGTAAATTCAATCGGGTATTCGTCCGATACACCCAACTGGTTTAATTCCAGCTCTGGTATTTCACAGAAAGATATTTCATGCTTTGCACGTCTGGCAAGTTCTTTGTTGTAGTTCTTTACAGTTCTGCCAATCACCTTACGAGCCAGACAGTCAAATTGAAGTCTTATAGCGTTCTCAAATGAAGAAGGTTTCATAATCTCACCTCCTTTCAAGTTGACGTTGCTAAAGCGAAAAGGCTTTTTACCTCTTTCCGCACTAACACTCAACACGGAGGGGCGATTTGTAACCCAAATCAGAAAAAAGTCAAAAAATTTTTTTAAGCAGCAAAAAAGCACAAGAGCATAAAATGAATGCTGTTCTTGTGCTTTTATAGTTGTTCCTGCTATGTAATGTGAAAAACCATATTTAAGGGTATATTGTACCGCTTTAAAGGCTAAGATTTTTTTGACAATATCGGATATATCAAAGATTGTCGATTATGTAGGTTTCTCAATGCGGCTACCTCCTAAAGCCGCTAACCCCAAACCTATATACTGTTTTTCGGGGATGAAAAAAAGGCGGCTTGTCAACCGCCATCTAAACAAAGAAAATTTTTAACATGCAAAAATGCTACTGACAATAGCGGTTTTTTTTATTTACCGCAATGCAGCACTTTTTTAATGTTCCTTTTACGCAGATAGGAACTTACAAACCATACTATGCGTTTTTCTATACCTGTTAGAAAATCAACAGGAACAGTAAAATGTAATGAGGTGATTACATATGCGTAAAAAAGAAGATAAGTATGATTTTAGAGCCTTTGGTCTTGCAATCAAAGAAGCTCGCATGAAACAAGGTCTTACCCGTGAACAAGTGGGAGCAATGATTGAGATTGACCCACGCTATTTGACGAATATTGAAAACAAAGGGCAGCACCCAAGTTTACAAGTATTTTATGACCTTGTTCATTTATTGAATGTATCAACAGACGCTTTTTTCTTGCCTGCTTCTGATCTGGTGAAAAGCACCAGAAGAATACAGTTAGAAAAGCAGCTTGATAATCTGTCCGACAAAGATTTAGTTATCATGGAAAGCGTTGTTGACGGAATCATCAAGTCTAAGGAAGTGGAGGAGTAACCCTCTGCTTTTTAGCTTTCCAATAAAATAAGCCGATAACCCAAGATAAAACTATTCTCGGTGTTATCGGCTCTGCGTCTGTGCGTCTGGCTCTTTGATTACTATTATTTGTAGATTTTTGGCTTCTATTAAGGCTTCCTGTTTACATTTCGGACAATAGAGCGGGTAATTTTTTAAAACCGTATCTTCTCTAATTCTGTCACGGGTTTTGTTGCCACAAACAGGGCAGCGTATCCATTCCGTTTTTTTCATCATTACCTCCACTTTGCTATTTCTTTCTGTTTTTCCATGCCTTATAAATCAAGTTGGCAATAGGGAACAACACACAAATGACTATAAACCATTCTGGAAAATGTGGCATATCCTATATCCCCTTTCTCTAATGAATTTGCATAAACACAGCTATAAGTATGCTACCTACACCAATTAAAAATCCTATAATAATTCGTTTTACTGAATAACTGTATATTTTGTCTGGCTGGTTTCGGTCATATCGGATAGGAATATGCGTTCCTATCTCGGAGGCAAGAGAAACCTGTATGCGATTTTTTGACACAATCCGCTTGCCAGTTACCAGATAGGAAACCTCTGCCAGTTTTGCATTACGCCATTTTTCGTTTGTCGGGTTTGTAGACTTTATTGAAACAATTATTCCATCTGTTTTCATTGTCTTTCCATGTTTCAAGGCAAACAAAATACAATTAAACAAGACGAAAGTAACCGATACTCCTGCTATCAAATACAAAATAATTACATCATGTTCCATACGATACCTCCTATGCCAAATCGCTCTTTTCAAAAAACTTAATTGACAGAATAGCGGATATTGAAAAAATGATAAGACTAATTACAATACCAAAAATAATGAGCATTGTTGTGGAAACCGTATTTAAGAAATCAAACTTTATCTTATTTTCTGGTTTAAACAGAGCTGCAAACAAAATAGGGGATGCCATAATAACTAAGACAAAGACAAATTTTGTTTTTTCATATCCCAGTTTATATAAAGCAGGAAAATAAACAGATAAAAATACAGTGACCGTAAAAAAAATGATAACCGCCATCCTAATATCAAACGTTCCCAGTTTCGGAAAAATAAGTGTGTCAATTCCAAAAATCAAACAGCATACCACATAAATAACCAGACAAAATAAATATTTTGAAAGTACAATCAGCCTACGGGGATATGGCGTTGCACAAAGCAGAGTAGCTGCGTTCGGATATTGATGTTCCTTTAAGGAAACATATTGTGTCAACATGAAAATACTGAAAATAATAGTAAGTGTGAAACCCATAGCTCCAGCCGCTTCAGGTGTACGCCAAAGCATAATAGGCGGAATTAAAAAGGATACAATAAGCATAATACCCACATATTTCTTTACAATTAGAAAATCTTTTTTTACTAAGCTAAATAACATTCTTTTTTCTCCTTTCCACATTCGCAAGCATAATGTCTTCAATCGTTGGTCGTTCTATAAGAACATCCTGCATACATTCCATAACAACAGAAGCCTGTTTTGTAATTCCCGTAAAATTAAATGCACTTTCTTCTGTGCAAAGAAACATCTTTCGTGTATCTGAATTCAGTTTCTCTGCACTTCCTTTTATAATTCGATAGCTGTCAAGCAACTGGTCTTTTTCTTCTTGAAAAACAATCTGCCCACTATCAATCATAATCAGCATATCTGCAATTTTGTCTAAATCAGAGGTAATATGCGTAGAAAAAAATACACCTTTTCCATCTTTGTTCATATAATCTTTTAATATATCCAAAAGCTGGCTTCGTACCAGTGGGTCAAGTCCGCTTGTCGGTTCGTCCATAATAAGTAGCTCCGCTTTATGTGAAAGAGCTAATGCCAAAGCATATTTCATACGCATACCTTTCGACAGTGTATTGATTTTTTGCTTTGGGTTAAGCTCGAAACGTTCTAAGTAATCAATAAAATCTTGTTCACACCAGTTTTTATAGGCAGGTGCTATGATGCTTTTCATTTCTGAAATGGTTAATTCATCATAAAAACAACCATCATCAAGCACAATACCGATACGGTCTTTTATTTCGCTTTCATTTCCCTTTATGTCCATACCAAAAAAATTTATTTTCCCCGATACATTGTTGGTAAGCCCTAAAATACTTCGTATAGTGGTTGTCTTACCTGCCCCGTTAATTCCCACAAATCCAGTGATACATCCCTCTGGTAAATAGAATGAGATGTCCTTCAAGGAAAAATCATCGTAACTTTTATTGATTCCAGATACTTCTAAAATATTGTCCATTCAGTTTTCCTCCTCGTATAGAATGTCCATCATGGCATTTAATTCCTCTTTGCTGATATTTAGTGATTTAGCTGTCTGTATCATATCAAGCATTTTTTTCTCTACAAGTCGCCGTTTGGACTCCCTTAATAATTCAATATTACTTGTAGAAACAAAAGTCCCGATACCGACTTGACTTGTAATAAATCCCTCTTTTTCCAATTCATCATATACCCTCCGTATTGTTAGGACGCTGACTTTTAAATCATTTGCAAAGGAACGGATAGACGGAAGGGCGTCGCCCTCCACTAATTCCTCTCTTAAGATAGCGTCTTTTATTTGGTCTTTGATTTGCTGGTAAAGAGGATTTTCAGATGTATTAGATATTACTATCTTCAAATATCTTTCCTCCTTTAGTGTGATGTTTATACATGCACATTATATACACACATCACTTATATGTCAATATTCTTTCAAATTTTTCTGGAACTAATCTTCCAAATTAAGAATGGCATTTTTTGTAGCACAATAAGCAATAGCAGTTAAAAAAATTAAACGTGAATGAAAATGATTAAAGGGGAACGGTTTTTAATGTCCATTCCCCATCTTCATTATTTTACAATCTTCCAGTTACTATCTTTTTCCAGTGTCAAATCAAACTGTGAAATCTGTGTTGCCTTTGTCCTCTGGTCGAGATATTTCACTGATACGGACACTTTCACCTGTTCACCATCTTGTGTAAAGATAGGATTTACCAGCTCCGAGAACACATACTCACAATTCACAGGTTCCAGCACATTCCCCGATACATAGTAGGCAAGCTCCTTTTCTGTTGCGGTAGGGTATAGCTTGAAGAATGTTTCCAAGAACTCTGTAACTTCCTCCGTAGTGGCAGCGTCCACTGTTCCGTCCGATTCTTTTGTTTTTGGTTCATAGCCGGATTTTGTTGGTATGCTGCTGATGGTCGGATTCTGTGTAATAACCAGATTTCCGTCACCATCTACATGAACTACCACCATATAAGCGGAAGTGTAGCCGATAGTAGTTTCTCCCTCCGTTACCGTTTGATCTACCGAGTAGACAACGGTAAAGTCGTTCATTCCAGCCGCTTCAACCTCCCAAATCTTAACGTCTGTTACCGTAGAGCTTGTAGGTATATCCATACGGACGGTATCAACATTCAAATCCTGTAAGCTCTTTGTCAGATATTGGTTGATGGCTGCGGTTCGTTTCTCAATGGATTCCTGCGTGTTGCTCCAAGAATAGTAGGACTTCGCAAATGCCTTGACGAAATTCTCTATCTTGTTGGTATCAACAATACGCTGCTCAATGACTTCTTTCTCATGTACCGTGTGCATATCAATGGCGGTGAAATTCTTATACACCCCAAAGCTGACACTGGCAATCAGCACCAGCCATAAGGCAATCACGGTTTTCTTATGCGTGCCAACTTTCATCACAGGCACTTTCTTTTCCTTTTTTGGTTTTGATTCCTTATCCTTTTTCTTAAATAGCATAGCACCATTCCTTTCTAATTGGTTTTCACTCGTCCGGCACCAATCAAGTGTTGCTGCCAGTACAAGCTTGTTAAATCTGCATATCCGATAGGGTCGCCAGCATGATACATTCTGTTGTTTCCAGCATAGATTCCTACATGAGTGACGTATGTTCCAGCGTTATAGGTTGAATGGAAGAACACCAAGTCACCAGCCTTTGCCTGTGACAGCGGTATGTGCTGTGTAGCGTCATACTGTGCCTGTGCGGTACGAGGTAAGCTGATACCAGCTTTTCCATAGCACCAAGACGTAAGACCAGAACAGTCAAAGCTAGTGTTGGGATTGCTGCCGCCATACACATATTTCCAGCCTTGATACTTCAACGCTTCATTGAAGATTGCCTGTGCGGTAGCGTCACTGAAACTAGGCACAGCCAAATACTGACTGACTAATTTCACATAGAACATATTCCCGTACTTGTAACGCCAGCCGCCATTTTCTTTTATGGCAATCTCATTCTTATAGGTGACTTTGACACCGCCGGACTTGTCCTTTGCGAAACTGACCGCCAACTCAAAGGTGTACTTTTTCCCATGACTGGAAACGTAATCAATGAAGCCGCCGCCATAGTTATAGGACTGTACCACTGTATTGATGTCACAGCCTTTCGCTTCTGCGGATTTCAAAAGCTCCGAGAAGTATTTACACCCTTGTTTGATGGAATCCTCCACAGACAAGGAATTAAGCGGTAGACCAAGTGATTCACTGGCTTGCATAACGTCTGTCGTGCCAGTGCCGCCGGATTCCACCTGCATAATCGCAAGCAGGTAATTCACATAGTCAGAAATCCCGTATTCCTTTGCGTATTTTTCTACCGTAGGCTGATGTTTCAAGACTTCTGCTGACAGGTTCAGTCCAGAAAAATCCAAGCTGGAAGAGCCGCTTTCTTCATCATCTGCGGTCACGATAAACAGGAACAGAAGCAGACAGATAATCACTGTGAAAATCCCACCGAACACAGCAAAATGCCTTAACTTCATTTCTTGCCGCCTTTCTTACTGGTAGATTTCTTCATTGTTGATTGATTTGTGGTCTTTTTCTGAACCGTCTTTGTCTGCTTCTGACGTTGTACCGTTTGCCTTGAAATATCTGTGGTAGCTTGTGAATGTTTATTTACTGCTGATGAAGTCTGTTTATCTGCCGGACGGGATTCTCTGACAACCTGTGTTCTTACATTCTCCTGTGATTTTGTCACGGGCTCTTTACTCTTGCTTGATTGCGGCTGCTCCTTTGTCACTGTGACAGGACGCTCTTTGACTTTCTGCTCCGGCTTTAAAGCTGACGCCTGTGAATCCGATTTTACAGGAACAGGCGTTGTGGCTGGTCGCTCATGCACCGGGGCAGCTCTCTTTGTCGCTGATCCGTTGCTTTGTCGCTCCTTATCCACAATCGGACGCTGCGGATTCTTTTTGTCTGACTGCGGCTGTTTCGATACCGATTTTTTATCCACAATTCCACGCTTTGAGGTAGACTGTGATTCCTGTGTATTGCTTTGTGAACTATGTACGGTCTGTGAGGAATCCGTCTGACTTTTCTTATCCGGCAATGCAAGCGGCTTCTGTGATTTGGAATCCGGCAGAGCTGGCGGCTTGCTGTTACCTCCACTGGAAGAAGCAGAAGTATTGTGATTTGCTCTGGTATGCGTATTACCTGTCTGTTTGGTATTGTCTGCCTTTTTCGTAGAAGCAGAAGCCGCAGCAGCACCAGCTACACCGCCAGCAGCACCAGCCGCCATTGTCCTACCGATTTTACGCTCCAAGCGTCTTGCCCTGCGGTTGAGGAACATATACGGGTGTCGCATGATTCGTCTGCTGACTTGCTGTGTATCGGAAGATTGCAGGCTGAACATTGCCATCAAGTCACCTAATTTAAAATAGATTCCGGCAAAGGTGACTATCTGTAGAAATGCCACCATGAAAAACGGATAGCCGGAGGAAATGGAATAAAACATAGTCGAGATACTAAAGGCTGTGGTAATAATCAGTGTGATTCCGGCTCTCATCATAATGGTATTGAACAGCTTCGTAAGAGCCTTTTTTGCCATGCCCTCATAAGTCGGTATCATGGAGAGGATAAAACTAATCGGCAGGAACATGGCGTAAATGATGAATAGCACCTGCGAGAAAATCATCATGCCGGTAAGCAGAAAGACAAATGCCGAGATACCAATATTGAAGATAAACAGGAACACTACCATACCTAAACGGGTCATGGTCTTTGTGACGCTCAAATAGTCATTGTCCTTATCCTCGATTTCCTCAATCACAACGTCCTCTCTGTCGTCCGTGTCTGGACTTTCCGATAACAGGCTTTCCACACGCTCAGAATCGAGCGTTTCTATATCCGATTCCCCGTACTGTAAAAGCAGCCACGGTTGTTTCACCTGTATGGAAAACAGGCTGTCTCTTATTAAATCTACGCTGTCTTTTCCTTTGCTGTTGGAATCGGGCAGCACGATTTTTGTACCGAGCGATAATGCCGAGCTGCTTATATCTGCGGAAAAGTCATTGATTTTGCTGATATAGTTTGGGGCATAGGCAATAAAGGACGCTGACAGAATAAATACCACAAGAAAGTTGATAACCGCATGAATGGCTTTTGTGGTTTCTCTTTTTAACAGTCCTGTGTATGCCACATAGATTCCCATTACCAGAATGAGGATAAGCAGGAATCCTACATAAAATCCCTCACTGGAAAAGCCATTGGAAGTCACACCAGCTAATGTCTGAATGTTCTTTCCGATAGAGCTTGCAGTATCAGAGATAAAGTCCAGCTTATAGGCTTCCTGTACTACATAGCCTGTCGCATTGGAGATATAAAGGCTCACCGTCCAGACAAAATTTGTGATAGCGTACAAGCCATACTGAATACTTTTCCCAATTCCATCAAGCCAGTTCCACGGTAGCCAATCCCAACTTGAATCCACATAGAAATCAAGCTGATAATTCTCTAGGGGATATTTAGAGTAGGCGTTGCTGTCGCTCACCGTATTATCCACCAGTCCAGCCGCATAAGTCACCGTTCCTGTGATGGATAAAATCATCAGCACGCCGAGAATCACACACAGAGCGATACCGAAGAATCGTAGGATTTTTCGTTTTCTCATAGGCTTCACCTCGTTTCTTCTGTCTGTACTGGCGGTCTGGTATCAAAGGCATGGAACAGGTCAGAGAATACAGGGTGAATCTGGATAACGCCCACACGCCCATACAAATCTTGAAACAGGCATTGTCCGTTTTCCAAATCCCTAAGTCGTTTCTGGTTGACCTCGTCCTCCTTATCCACACCGAAAAATTCAAGGGTATTTTTGATTTCTTTTATATCTGTGCTACGAAAGGCAAACTTCAAGCCGATATTGTTCTTCATCTTTTCGTCGTCCACATCACAAGAGTTTTGTGTCACAAAGTACACAGCAGCATTCATGGAACGACCAGCACGAATCAGCTTGTTAGAGAGTGCTTTTCCCTGTGCTACCTGCAAGAACGTCCACGCTTCGTCCAAATCCACCATCTTGAAAATGCTCCTATCCGAATGGATAAAATCTAAGGCAAAGGTACTGATAACGATAAGCATTGCCACGGAAAGCAGCTCCATTGTGGTATATTCTTCAAATTTTGTGTCCTTGTCTGGCAATACAAGGTCAGCCACCTGTATGATGTTAAGCTGTCGGTCTAAACTGATGGATTGTTCCACATCACCGTCCGAGAATAACAGGTGTGCAAAATCATAGTCCGTCATGCTCTCAATATGGTCTGCGATATTCTCTGCCACGAGTGAACCATCTTTGCGGAGTTCATCAATGACACGGAGCAGTCCTCTTTTTTTGCTCTGGGTAACAGAACGGATTGCACGCCTTAATACAGGGAACTTCTCACCGTCACGGGAAGAAATACCTGTAAGGAATGTTAAAATATCAATCGCAAGGCTTTCAGCGTCTTTTGTACGCTTCATAATCACATAAGGGTCAAGAAGTCCTTTGTTCTTATTCTCGCTGGTAAGGTTGACGATTTTGATTTCATGTGCAATGTCGGGTAGTGTTTCCTGCCAGTTGCCACGCTCTGATTTAGGGTCTACAATGACCGCTTTTCCTCCAAACAGCACCGCATAATAGATGATAAGGTTGTTACAAAATGACTTGCCACCGCCAAGAGAACCAAGAAAAGCGGCAGCTAACGCATTGGTGACGGAACCCTTAACGCCCTGTGCCGCAAGGCTGGGTTTCAGATATACATTTTTTCCTGTATCAAGGTTATAGCCGATATAGATACCGTCCGTTTCCCCAAGCTGCTGTGTCGCACCGAATCCAAGTCCAGCCAGAAAGTCAGAAGTGACGTATTGGATATAATCATTGATATATCTTTTGCTGGACGGGATAAACTCACCATGCAACCCCAACATATCACCGAATGGGCGTACCAGCTTCACATTCAAATCGTCGTAGAAGTCCTTGACTTCATCACAGCGGCGTTTCAGTTCTTCCAGAGTATTAGCCGCCACACGGATAACGTAGGACAGCTTATACATGGATTCTTTGGACTGGTCTAAGTTCGTTTCCAGCTCATTGACTGAATCCAGAGCTTCAATGACGTTATTTCCTGTTTCGTTGTTGGATTCCCAAGCATGATTATCCAAGTCTTTCAGCTCTTTCTTTTTGTTCCTAACAGTCGTCAGAGCCTTTTTGTTGGTGACGATTTCCACATTCATAGAAGTGGAAACGGGGAACGTGAATTGCTGTTGCTGATAATAAAATATCTCGCTTGACGGAAAATCCAGCTCACCCACGATATTGTTAATCGTGAAGTAGGCAACAAAAGTTGTCTGATCTTCACGCTCAATCTTTAGGTATCGCTGGTTTTCTTCAATCATGCAGCGTGTCGGACGGATAAGGTCATATCGCTTCACCAGTGTTTCACGCTTTGACTTTCTTATCGGGAGGTCATAACTGTAATCACTGTAGGCAACGCCGATATTCCCGTAGATATGTTCCAAGAGGTAGCCGAAGTCGTTCTTATCTAGTCTGCGGAACTGAAAGCGGCGTGAGATTTTGCTTTCCAAGAGTTTTTCCATCTTTAGGAAACGGTTGATTTCATCATTACTCATGGAAACGAAGTCACCCATCAGCTTGTGATTGACTTCATAGATAAAATCCGCAAAGGTCATAGCTGCTGATTTTCGCATACCCTTGAAGCTGATTTCTTCCTCATTTACCAGCAGCTTGAAGCCAAGAAAAAAGCGGTAGTCAATCTGATTTTCACCAATCATCTCAACCAACGCTTCTGTCTGTTCATCTACCTTTTTACAGGCAATCTCTTTTAATCTGCCTGTGATTCCCTTTTTGGAACGCTCCTGTACTGCACGCAGGCTGTCCTCTGTGGCAATCTGTAGGGCATGGATTTTTCCGTCACGGTTCTGGGCGATAAGCTGACGGAAGTTGTCATGCACCATGTATTTTTCTTCTGGTGACAGGAACGAATAATTGTAAGGTGTCAGCTCATAGTAGGCAAAGCACTCACCGTCATGATTGAACACCAGATTGTTTTCTATGTACTTAATCGGGAACATACATCACACTCCTAACTGCGGTCACGCTTGTATTGAATTTCTGATTTTTCAGTTTGATAGCTTTTCCTGCATAGGTCACTTTTGGTCGGAGGAAAAAGCTCACACAGGATTTTAGGAATCCAAAAGGCTTTTTTCCGTCAAAGGTCTTTTGCGATACAAACCAAGTGAACGCCACAGGGATTCCAAAGTATTTGAGAAATGCACCGTCAATCATGTTAAAGGGCGGCAGCTCCCCAAAGAGAATCACCACAAACAGCGACACCACGAACCAAGCCATCTGACTGAATGTGAGCGGGAACGGGAGTTGAAAGTCGTTGATTGCATAAATGACTTTTTCCACGCTCCATATGCTTGTATAGCTTTTGATTTTCTTCAATTTTCACAGCTCCTTTCTGTTCTAAAATGGAAACAGCAGCCTATGTTTCAAGGCTGCTGCAAAAAAATAACCAGTGTCATTTCACTGGCAGATAAAAAATATTCAGTTGTAATTGTTAATACGGACATTCAAACACGCCATGATTGGTGACGACAAAACGCCCCTCTAAATCAAGGTCACGCCCGTAGGCTTCATAGTCTATGTAACTGCGGATTCTGTCTGGTATCTCACCCAGACTTTGACATTCATCTATGAAGTAATAGGCAACGTCTGTCATATCGTCACAATCGGGATAATGGATAATATCGTCTGCATGTTCGCACAAATCTTCCAAGCTGCTGTAATAGCCTAGCAGTTCCGATAATTCGTCCTGTATGTCCTCTGGTAAGTCCTCCACCATTTCACACAGGCGGTTGACTTCCTCAATGGGTGTGTACTCGTCAATCTCAAAGGGTAGCTCATAATCATGGATTGCGTATTCTTCGTATCTGTCATTCAAGCCGATACGTTCTGCCATCTCGTCATAATCAACGGGCGGCGTAAACCACGCACCCACAAGCTCACCCTCGTTGTATTTCCCAAGATTGGCGATATAGATTCGCATTTCTTCGATACCACATCACCCCTTTACTGATAGCGGAATACGCCGCTTGTGGTAAATAAGTATCTGTCGTCCATTTCCAGCTCACTACCATAGGAGTGATAGTCGATATGTTTCAACAGTTCGTGAGGAATCTCACCAAAAACATATTCTTCACGGATAAGGTATTCTGCCAGAGCTGCACCGTCACCCACATCATAGTAGCGTATCTCGTCCTTGTGGTCGATAAATTCCTCGAAGCTGGAAAACCATTTCTGCTGAATGGCTTTCATTTCATTGCCGATAGGCGTACCCTCCAATTCCAGCACCATGCGGCAGTTGGCGTTGATTTCCCAGAGTGGCATATCGCTGTGCAGGTCAAAGGGCAGCTCATAGTCTGCAATTTCAATCTTTTCTTCATGCTCCACACCGATTTTTTCTCGGACTTCCTCAAAGTCCACAGGGCAGTTGAACCAAGCACCGGAATATTCTTCCTCACCCTCACGATACGGTTTTGTATTGTTTAACAGGTAGATTCGCATTTCCTGCATGGTCTGTCACTTCCTTTCATCATATCCAGTATTCCCATTATAACAGCATAATCTACACCGAATACATAATGAGAAAACTTTTCTAACTGTTCTTTAGGATATTTAAGCGGTAGCTGTCGTTTGATTTCTTCCCACACTTCACGCTTGCGGTAAGGCAGGTCGGAAACATCATTGCAGCCGATACAGTCTTTCATATCCTCAAAAATATCTGTTTTCATGTTGTCCTCCATTTCCGATTATCAGAGCATTACGCCCCGATAATCTTATTGAATAACTGCAACAGTACGTCTTTCACGCCAGAAGCATTGAACACCAAGCCGACAGCGATTAAAGCAATCACCAAGAATCCGATAAGTTTGGAAAACTCACGCTTGAATCCAAGATACACGCCGATAACAGCGATTGCCATGAGTACCAAGCTCTGTGCGTTAGATAAAAACCAGTTGTATAAGTTCTGTCCGAAATTCATTATTTTCTGCTCCTTTCCATCATTTCAATTTTTCTTTCTGCGGCTGCTCCTGCCTGTACCAGACACATCAACACCACACCTGCACCTGCTCCAAGTGAGAACAGGAATAAATCAAATAAGATATGCTTCATGTTGTCATTCCTCCGTTTCTGTAATCATTTCCTCTGTGGAAGTTGTCTGCTGTTCAATCAGCTTTTTATGACGCTCGGTGAGCTTCGCATGGTCTAAAATGTCTTTGAGATAAGTTGTGCCATTGGCACTGTCAATCTTCTGTAAGACTTTCCAAGTGGGAGCTACCTGTCTGCTTATCCAGTTCAGCGTCCGAGTGAGCGTATAAGGCTCTGGTTTGGTCGTCAATTTCAAACGCCCACGATCAGCGCCGATAAAGTACGCCCATTTCTCATTGGTCTGCCATTCGCTGCGTCTTTTCTCCACCTCCTTGTCAGCGAACCGCATATAACGGTTGATAATGTCAAAAGCGGTACGCTCTGCGTCATGGTAGGTCAGCAGGTCACGCACCGCATAATAGGCTCGCTCATTTTTCAGCCGGATTTCAAAACGGTTCTTGATTTTCGCATCTTCAATCGGAATATCGTATTTCACATACTGCTCATAGTCCTTTTCATAGATACAGAAATAAACCTCTGATTTGAGCGAACCGATATAAAGCGTATTTCCCATTCCGTATCTGTCCTGTTCATTGCTTCTCACCAGCTCACCGCTGCGGTAACTCTTGAAGCTGCGGAATACGGAAATACATTCTTCACGGTTGCATTTCTCTGTCAGCTCTGGAATATCCAAGATTCCTGCCATATCGTTGATGGCAAGGTCAAGACGTTTCATCACACCTCCTTCCACCAGAGCGTCCATGAGAAAGTCATACCAGCTCCTATGCTGTGCCAGCAGATAACTTTCCATCTGCCGACAGCCTTTGCCTTTCAGCTCCAGCAGTGTGCCTTTCTCTTTATCAGGTGATGTTAGTACGAACACATCACCAAGCACATAATATTCCGCATAGGAGTAGAATCCGTAGTCCTCATGTATCATTACATCCAGCTTTAATTGCAGAATATCTTCAACAACGTGCCGAACGTCCTGTGTGGGGAATCGGATTCTGACGTAATCCAAGACCATTTCCAACGGATTCTCTGGATTCAGCTTTTCCAGAGCGTCCGTGAATTTCCCCTTGATTTCTTCTGTCAAGGCTACTTTTCCAGATTCAATCCTGCTGACATACTCACGACTGATACCAGCCATGACCGCAAGACGATTCTGGGAAACGCCGTATTGCGTCCGTTTTTCCTTAAAATCGTTTATCCAATCGGTATCATTCAGTTTCAATCCCTCCAATCGAAAAAGGAATGTGACAGTTACCGATTTTGTCACACTCCTTTGAATGTTTGAAAAGTCCTCTGTTTTCAAGGACTTTTTGATATGTAATTGACTGTTTCCAGATAATTTGTGCCCCCCTGTTAGATAACGGGGGCGAATGGTTGGTGTGGCAAGCCACACCAACACAGGCTAGTCCGTACCTGCGGCTTTCGCTTCGCACGCCGCCTGTCCGTCCTGCCTGTTTTGTGACAATCTGCCTATTTCTTTTAGGAAATCGTGTCCTTTGGGTACAAGGGGAGTGTAAAACTCGGATATGACACTCGTTCCCGTATCGACATATCCACGTCCTTTGATCTGTTTCAGAAAAAAGTCCTTGTCTACCTCACCAAACATCATGGAATAGCCAAGCTCTGACATACGCCCCAATGCAACACGGAAGTTAAACTGGTCACGGATTCCGTCACCGAGATATTTTGCGTCTGGTCGCTGACAGGCGAGAATGAGAAAGTAACCTGCCTGTCGTCCGAGCATGACTATTTGTTTAAGCTTATTTAAAACAGCGGCGTTTTCCTTTGTCGTCAGCATTTCCATAAACGCCACATATTCATCAAAAATGAGAAAATGCGGAGCAAGACCAAGATAGGCATAGTTTTCACCCGTCTTGTAGTTCTCCATGAGTTTCATAGCTTCACTTCTTGCCATCATACCGTCATAAAATCTGTCAATACAGGCAGTTATATCTTCCTTTTTGTAATAGACTTCTGGCATGACGACGGATAAATCCGCAAGGTCGGCGTTCTTCGGGTCTAACACATACATGACCGCATTGCAGCGGAGCAGAGCTTCAATGATAGTGAGAATAAAATAGGTCTTTCCTCCACCAGTGCCGCCAGAAATCAGCATATGGGGGAGCTTGTCATACTCCCACCAGACATTTTTCATCAGACGCAGGCTGCCATGTTCCGCCTGTACTTCATTGATAGTGATTCTATTTGCGATAGTGTCATAAAGTAAGACATACTCCACATAGCTGTCCTTTAATTCTTTTGACACCAACTCACAGTACAAGCCTGTTTCCAGCTTCTTTTCCAAGTGTAAGAGCTGGTCTTGATATTTTCCCAGCGTGATTTCTGTACGGATATACAATAGTCCGTTATCCATACGGTAATACAGTTTAGGAAAATAGGTGATTTTCTCTTTTTTACTGGACGCTGGTAAATCCTTGAAGAATCCGCTTTCCTGTGTTGTTTCCGATTCATACCAGCCATTTTCAAGTATCATCTTTGCTAGCTTTTGACGGTGGAAGAGCTGCTTCACCCTGTCATACTGGAAACGCTGATACAAAAAGGCAGCAATCACACAGACCAGAGCTGACACTATGACCGTAACTATCCTATATGGCGTAACTGAAAAATGGACACTGCCATCTTGTAGAAAGCTAACCGATTCCCAGTCCGTTGTTACAATTGCCTTTAGGTTCAACAGTATAATCATAGCAAGAAACAGCAGGAGCAGTGAACCAGCCGAGAAACGAAAAACCAGTGATTTGTCGCTGGCTCTGATATGTTTTCCCCATTTTTTGAATTGTGGCATATAAAAATCTCCTTTCCATGAAAAAAAGCAGCAAACCTTATAGATTTACTGCTTATGCAATATAGAATATTAAGTTTTAATCAAGTATTAAATGATATTATTCTTGCACATAATCATCTGTTGTAATTACTTTATTTGATAATATAATTTTTCTATTTTTATCTTTTTCATCTTTATATTGCAATTCTACTTTATCAGCACCTTGAATTTTATCTAACATATCATACATAACATAGATTGATTGTTTTAATACCTGTATTTCTTTTGGAGCAATATTGGCAACTTCCATCTCATCAATATGTGAGATATGAGCAGAATATCTTCTGGTTTCTTCATTATCAGGGATAAGGGAATATTGTTCTTTTGCATTTTTATAGAATATTAGCCTAAAATCTCTCATTATTTTGGGAGTATCACTCTGATTGTATATTTGAATTATATATTTTATAGAATAACCATAAAAATCTTCATCCCTTTTGCCGCCCATACTGCAACCGACATCTCGAAATGTTTGAAACTTGGCTTCGTATGAAACAAGATAATTTTTTAATTGTCCTCTTTTTTTTAATATATCAGTAACAATCAGTGTTGTAACACTACCAAGAATTGTACCGATAATTCCTTGAAAATCATTTAGTAGTTGCAAAATTTCTGACACTTAAACTCCTCCTCGTTATTAAATTTTAGTATATCACAAATCTTACTTTATGAGGAAATTATATCCTATTCCAATATTGCAAGCAACAAAACGACATGACTTATTTTTTATTCTGTGATTGCTGGTTATGGTGCTGTGGATTTCCTGCTGGCTGACCATTCTTATTCTTTAAAACAATATCATCTGCCTTGATGTACCAGTCCACGTCTGCACCTTGAAATGTAGCGGTTGCCACCGTGTCTGCCACAGGGTTGATGATTTCCACCTCTGCGTTGTAGTCAAACTCCTTTAATGGAACAGTGGCGGGAATACTTACCTGTATCATGCGTCCCTGTTCCTTACACTTCAAGTCGTAGGTACGTTCCTTGATTTCTTCAGAAACCGTACCGTCCTCATTCTGGATATGTACCTCACGACGCAACGCCGAGAACTTCAACACTCCGAATGTCTTTTCCTTATCAATAATGATTCCATTTGCTAATCTCATATAAATTTTTCCTCCTTATGCTTTCACCATATCGTCCGCTGACAGGATATAGTTTGTGAATCCTCTTGTACCGATTTTGTAACCCTCTGCGGTGATTTTTGGATTGATAAGTTTTACTTTTTCCTCTGATTCAAAGTTCTTCTCACCAGCAGAAGCAGGCAGCACCACGATAATATCATCTGCTCTCTGCACGTCCGAATAAAGGTTGAAGCTACGGGAAACGACCGTCATACGTCCGTTGATCCTACGCTGTTCCACCTTATTCTCACCTGCAAATTCCAAATTCCCGAATGTTCTTTCCATGTTAGGGATAACGTGTTTTAATTCCATAAATGTATTTACCTCTTTTCTTTCTATATTTATAATGATTGATAGTGTCATTCTGCTGTCTGGATAGTATCTGTCTGCCTGTGAATCATCAAGGGCAAGCGTTGTGCTTGAAGCACCCTTGACAATTCCCATTCAGAAAGATAAATGATAATCAAGCAGAATTTGGTTAAGCTGTCAGTTACAGACTGACTTCTTTATGGTGGGCGGTGAACGGGAAGTTTTCATATACTGTGACCTCCCGTATTATTTAACTTTCTTTACTTTGCGAAATCTCTTATATCCTGCAAAAATAAGACCAGCAGCGGAAATCCCCATCATAGCGAACAATGCGGCAAATGGTGTATTGTCACCTGTCTTTGGTGAATTGCCTGTTCTTGTTGGTGTGCTGGGTTCTTCTGATGTGGCAGGGAATTCTGGTTTTTCTTTGACTGTCACCGTCTGCCCCTTATCCTTGATGTCCTTATGTTCAGCTACTTTGATAGGCTCGTCTGGATTTGTCACGTCATATAATTCCTCAAATGTGACAAGCTCTTTTCCTGCAAGCTCACTGGCATTGAATGTAAATGCACTCTGAACTTCCATCTTCGTATCGGTAGCGGTGAAAGTAAGGTCATTTTCTACACGTTTACCATTTATGATAAGCTCTGCATTTTCAGACTTCACCATTTCCCAGCCTTTGAGCTGATATTTCACACCTTTTTCAAGTCCATCTAAAGTGACGGTATCAACGATAGTCACATCTTTACCAGCTTCGATTGTCTTTTTCCCTGTTGCCTTGTCGGTAGCGGTTGTATGCATGGTAATGATACGCTCTGTGATTGTCACAGTCTGTCCGTCGTCCTCAATGTCCTTATGTTCTGCTACCTTTGTAGGCTCGTCTGGATTGGATAAATCGTACAATTCCTCAAATGTCACAAGCTCCTTGCCTGCAAGCTCGCTGGCATTGAATGTAAATGTAATCTGAACTTCCATCTTCGTGTCCGTAGCGGTGAAAGCAAGGTCATTTTCCACACGCTCACCACCCACAAGAAGCTCTGCATTTTCAGATTTCACCATTTCCCAACCTTTAAGCTGATATTTTGTTCCTTTTTCCAAGCCATCTAAAGTGACCGTATCAATGACAGTCACCTCTTTACCAGCAACAATCATCTTTTCACCTGTTGCCTTGTCGGTAGCTGTGGTATGAATGGTGATGATTCTTTCCTCGATTCTCACAGTCTGCCCGTCGTCCTCAATGTCCTTATGTTCTGCCACCTTGATAGGCTCGTCTGGATTGGATAAATCGTACAATTCCTCAAAAGTTACAAGATCTTTACCACCAAGAGCAGAAGCATTGAATGTATAAGAAACCTCAACTTCCATCTCTGATTTTTTTGCAGTGAAAGTGTAATCACTTTCCACAGGCTCACCATCAATAAGAAGCTGTGCGTTTTCAGACTTCACCATCTGCCAGCCTTTTAGTTGATACTTCGTACCTTTTGTAAGTCCGTCTAAAGTGACGGTATCAACGATAGTCACGCTTTTACCAGCGACAATTGATTTTTCGCCTGTTGCCTTATCAGCAGCGGTAGTATGGATAGAGATTTCTGGTTCATAATCATCTGTCAATGTACCCAAATGAATGACAGTCTTATTTCTTGAAACTATCACATCAAAAGCAGGAATCAGTGTCATTCCTTTGTTGGAATCACAGCGTAATTCCTCGATTGTATAGGTATCGTAGAGCAACGCACCTTTGCTGTCGTCTGGTGTGGAAGTACCGAACCAGATACCGTCCTCACTGTTTTCGCCAGCGTTGGTGTTCTGTGTATGAGATACCCAGTCAGCAGCGGTAGAGAACTGACCGTTTGCGTCCGTCACAATGATGTGGCTTTCGCCTGTGGTCTTGCTTGTGATCCTGAACGGAACATTCGCAAGTCGCTTATGAGTACCGTCACCGATTTTCACACCCTCCAAGTCACCACGTTTAATCTGATTGTAGATGGAATGTGCTTCGTCAGTTAAGTCAACGATTTTTCCATTCTCTGTGATTTCAAACTCAATCGGTTTTGCACCGTCCGTCAAATATCCCTCTGGGGCGTTGCTTTCTTCTAAGCGGTATTTTCCATAAGGTAAAGTATCTGCGGCAGTCGTAGCGATACCGTCAACGCCTGTATGGATTGTCTTGACTGTTTCATTTTTGTTGTATAATTTGCCATCTACCAATACCGCATTATCATTTAAGGAAATGATTTCAAAGGCAGTATCTTTCAATGTTGCACCGCCTTGTGGTTTTGTGTCTTTTGTTTCAAGGTCACGCTTTTGGATTCTCACACCTCCACGGATAATCTTGTCCGATACGGAATACTGGTTGCTGCCGCTTAATGCTGCAAGTTCGCTATCTTCTGTAATCTGTGCCACATACACGCCTTTTATCTGTTCAGAACTTCCAGCGGCTTGCATATAAGCACCATCTAACAAGTAACCGTTTGGAGCAGCTTTTTCTTCTACAGTGATAGTACCAAGCGGTAAACAGATAGTACCGTTTTGTGTATAGAAGCTGTCACCAGATACCTTATAAGAATCTGCCAATCTTGTGATATAGTGGATAGTGTTATCGCTGCCTTTTTCCGCTTTTGTCTTTGTCGTCCATATGCGTGTTGGTTCTGATGGAAGATTATCTTTTGTGTAATAACCGTCATAATACTTCCAGACGAACTCCGCACCCTCTAAAGAAGCGTTACCCTGTGCGGTTGCTTTTCCTGTTTCCATATCAATCTTGAAAAGCTCAACCAAAGTGTCTGTGACTTTTGGTGTATCGCTGACTTTCAATATGGAAGTTTCACCAGCCTTTACCGTAAGGGTATAGACGTTGTTATCTAACTGGAATCCTTTTGGAGCTTCGATTTCTTTTACATAGTATGTAGAAGCTCTCAACTCCACCGTATCCGTATTCCCGTTGCCATCTGTCATAAGTGTGGCAACTGATTTCGTGCAGCCTTTATCAGAATAGACACCATAAGTCGCACCAGATAAAGAATAGCAGTCATTAGATTTTGTAATCGCTGTATTACTGGACGATTTCTGAATCTTGCCATCACCGACAGCTAACTTCGCCCAGAACTGTCCTAAGTCCTGTCCTTCACCAACATAGATGTAACCACCGCAATCGTAACGGTCTTTATTTTCTTTAGCGAAAGCCTTTGCGTTCTCATAGACTTCTGACTGGATTTTCTCTGACACTTCATCATAGGCAGCTCGTACATTGTTGTACCCCCAGCTTAAGTGAACGCTCAATCTTCGCCAGACAACACATTGTTCCAACAGATAGACTTGTTTGCTGGAAAGACTGTGCTTTTCTGCATACTGTTTGACGTATTCCAGATTCAACGCCACATCAGATATTTGGTCGTCGCTCATTCGCTCCGTTGCATTGATACGATTCTTATATCCCGATTGGAAATTTGTGTTTATATCAATACAGTAGGCAATCTGCCCGTCAGCGTTCATTATGCTTTCTTCAAAGCTGGAAACCTCTGAACCGCCATTGTCAATCTTGACGATTGTTCCTGCTTTACCGTCCGTAGTAGTATAGACGGAATCCGCAGCATGAACCTGTGTGACAGGTAATGCAGTAAATACGGTTGCAAGGGTAAGTACACCTGTAAGCAATCGCTTCATAATCTTTTTCATAATGTTTGATTCTCCTTTCATTTTGGGTAAAAAAATAGACGCTCATTGTTGAACGTCTTAGTTGCTGAAACCATTGGAACTATGTAGGATAGCTTGCTTCATCTTCATTTTTCTATGTTTTTGTTCTTATGCAATCGTAGCAGGAAAAGGCTTGTCCTACGCAAAATGGCGTGTTTTCAAGGGTTTCCAGCTATGTTGTTCTTACGAGGTCGCACCAGAGCAAAAAGCACGAACGACTTATGACAATATTTTACGGCTTGTAAAAGATCCTGAAGTCTGCGATCCGATTCGTTTTCTCAGAGAACGTGAAATCGTACATTACCAAAGATTTGGCGAAAGTCTCAGAATCATCCAGGATCACTTGGATAGTAAGAACTTCTATGCAATTAATCCTGAATTTGATCTTAAATCTTAATTCTTAATTCAATTAGCCAAAAATGTCCAACGATACCTTCCGAAAGTATACGCAGTCTCCTGCAAAATAATACTGAGAGTGTGGATCATCCACACTCTCAGTTTCTATAACAAAATATTAATCTCAGTTTCTGTAAAAAATTCAGGAAAGGCTCCTAAAGAAAACTTTCAGCTTTTACATCTTACTTTAATAACATATATACAATAACTGCTGCCACTACGACAATTGCAATCGCAAGAATAATAATCGGTGCTTTAGATACCTTCTCATCCTCAACAGAAAGCATGTCATCATACGCTTTTTTCATCTCGCGTTCCCGCTTATCACGTACTTCCTTTGGCGGAATATTGGAATACTTCTGTTCTCTTACAGAACGTTCCTTCTTTACATTCTCTTTTCTTGCGCTATCTTTTTTCGCACTATCCCTTCTACCAGCCTCTTTCTTCGCAGACATACGCTCTGTTTTCGGAGCCACATCTTCCGCCTGATGCTGTGGAACTTTAAATTTTTTCTTACATGTATAGCAAAGCAGATAATCCGGATCTTTTTTGCTTGGTTTCAATGGTCCGCCACATGTTGGACACTTCATCATCAATACCTCCTGTTATCTATCTCTTAGATCAATGGATATTTGTCAGTCAGACCTTTTACCATCTCGCGTACTTTTTCAATATTATCCTCACTCTTAATCACAAGTGCAATACCTTCCGCAATCACATCCATATCCTCTTCTACCATGCCTCTTGTTGTAACGGCTGGTGTTCCGAGTCTTACACCACTTGTAACAAATGGTGAACGTGGATCGTTCGGAATTGTATTCTTGTTGCAGGTAATATGAGCTTCATCAAGACGACGCTCCAGCTCTTTTCCCGTCACCTCTTCATCGCGAAGATCTACAAGCATCAGATGATTGTCTGTTCCTCCGGAAATGATTTTCACGCCACGGGACTGTAATCCTTTGCAGAGTGCCTGTGCATTTTTCAGAATCTGCTGTTGATATTCTTTAAACTCTGGCTGTAATGCCTCTTTGAAGCATACTGCTTTTCCAGCAATAACATGTTCCAATGGTCCGCCTTGTATTCCCGGGAATACAGCTTTGTTAAAGTTGAACTTATCTGCTGCCTCCTGGTTACACAGGATCATACCTCCTCTTGGTCCACGAAGAGTCTTGTGAGTCGTTGTCGTTGTCACATGAGCATATGGAATCGGGCTTGGATGCAGTCCTGCTGCAACAAGACCTGCAATATGAGCCATATCTACCATCAGATATGCGCCTGCTTCGTCTGCAATCTCACGGAATTTTTTAAAATCAATTGTTCTCGCGTAAGCACTTGCTCCTGCGACAATTAACTTCGGTCTTTCTCTCAAAGCGATCTCTCTTACATTATCATAATCGATCACGCCTTCTTCATTGACACCATAGGACACAATATTAAAATATTTTCCGGAAATATTGACCGGTGAGCCGTGTGTCAGATGTCCGCCGTGATCCAGATTCATTCCCATTACTTTATCTCCCGGCTCCAGCATTGCAAAAAATACTGCCAGGTTTGCCTGTGCTCCTGAATGTGGCTGAACATTTGCATACTCACAGCCAAATAACTCTTTTGCTCTGTCTCTGGCAAGATTCTCTACAACATCTACACACTGGCAGCCGCCATAATATCTCTTTCCCGGATACCCCTCTGCATATTTGTTCGTCAGCGGACTTCCCATGGCCGCCATGACTGCTTTACTTACCCAGTTTTCAGATGCGATCAGCTCGATGTGTGAGTTCTGTCTTTCCATCTCTGCCTTGATCGCATCTGCTATTTCGCTGTCTGTCTTTTCAATTTCATCAAATGTATACATAGTCCTGTCCCTCCTATGGGGACAATTATATCATTTTTATGATTTACTTCCAAGTGTTACTTCGACAGTTTTTTCAGTATATTCGCCATTATTTCCAGGAACCTGTACTGTTACCTTGACTTTATCTCCCACACGATAATACTGAAGCTGTTCTTTCAGTGAATTCATATCGCTGATTGTGGTTCCCTCAAGTCCTGTAATAACACTGCCTTTTGTCAGACCTGCCTGCTGGGCTCCACCATTCTTTACAACATCGGAAATATAAACTCCAGTAGGCATATTATACATCTTGGCACTTTCATCCGAGACATCTACACCCTGGATTCCAAGATATCCTTGTTCTGCCTCAGACACTTTTGTCTTTGTCTCCTGATTCATCAAATTCTGGATCGTATCGCTTGCATCAGAAATTGGAATAGCATAGCCCATACCTTCTACACTGTCTGTTGCAACTTTTGCGGTATTAATTCCAATAACTTCACCGTTAGAGTTCAAAAGTGCTCCGCCACTGTTACCAGGGTTGATTGCTGCATCTGTCTGAATCAGAGTACCTCCTTCATAACCGTCCAGTGTCCGCTCCGTTGCAGATACGATACCTGATGTTACAGACTGTCCATAACCAAGTGCATTACCGATTGCGACGACCTGTTCACCTACCTCAAGCTTACTGGAATCTCCCATTGTCGCAACTGCGATCTCATCCATAGTAGAATCTTTCACATCGCTGATCTTGACAGCCACAACTGCCAGATCTTTTGTGGAATCAGTTCCTTTTACATTAGCCTCAACACTTTCATTATCCACAAAAGAAACTGTAAGCTTTTCATTGCCTTCCACTACATGATTATTTGTAAGGATCAGAAGTTCGCTATCTGTCTGGCCGATAATAATACCAGATCCGACACTTGTACTCTCCTGCTGCTGTGTTCCTCCGAAGAAACTCTGTACTTCCTGAACGCTCATATTCGTAATAGATACGATAGATGGCATTGCATTCTTTGCAATCGTTGCAACATCGGAAGTTCCTGTACTGCTTGATGATGTTGTTAGTTTCGCACCATCCACTGTCTGTGCTGTCTTGGCAGTCTTACCGTTTGTAGTTGTTGTGCCGAACACTTTTGTTCCCACATAATTTCCTGTCTGGAATGTTACACTTGCCACAAGACCAAATGCAACTCCGGCGCATACAAGTTTCACTGGTTTTGGCACCTTTCGGTTCTTCTTTGGCTTTGGCGTTTCCTCGTTCATACCATTCATGTCATCAGGTTCTGGTTTATAATAAGTATATTGATTTTCCATATCAATAATCTCCTTTCCTTCATTTCTGTAATAGATTGTATCGTTTAAATGTGTTCGAATTGTGATGAAATCTTGTCAAATCTATAAATTTAAAAAAGAAGCATGCTTCTGACAGCATACTTCTCTATTTCTAAAATATTTAACCGTTATCTTCCGTGCTTCCATATGCATTCTGCAATTCGCTCAACGCCTCCCGCAAAAGTGCATCGGACTGAAGTGCTCCGTTATACTCCTCATTCACTTTCCGGAACAGATTCTGAACATCCTGGTGTTTCGTAAGTCTTGCAATGTATCTCTGTACGTCACTCTCTTTTGGATCTGAGATTACCTGCATCTTGTCCTTTTCTTTTTTTGCATAAAATGTTGCAAGTCCTGGTACTTCTGTATAAATCCCTCGGATTTTCATATCGTATGTCACAAATGTCACATATGTATCCGCATCTTTTCCTTCCTTTGTATACACATGCAGATTATGATAAGCTTCTACATAGCCCGCCTCTTCCTGCATCTTCGCAAAGTGTTCTTCCACTGCCCGATTCACTTCCAAAACTGCATCTTCCAAAAGCGGATTTGCCTCTTCCGATTCACATTCCAGATAAACAGCCTGTATCTTCAACGGACTTGTCTTTTGTACCTTCTGTGCTTCTTCTCTGGTAAATCCATACCCCGCTGCTCCTATCGTCATAAAAAGAAGCAGGAGGACAATCCACCTTCTCTTCAT